TCACTTTCTCAATATATAGCCCACTCTGCTGGTGATAAAGTAACAGGTGGTTCTAAAATCTACTCCTTCCGAGCATCTGGTGGACAATTTGATTGGTCTACTGGTAAAATTCAGTCAAATTCTACTGACTTCAACTTGTCAGAATTATCTAACTTAGGTAACTCTATATTAGGTGGAAATAATACATTTCCAGATGGGCCAGATATTATTACTATCACGGTTCGTCCTATTGATACTAACAACATTACTGCTGATGGTCAATTTTCTGTTTCTGGTAGACTTTCTTGGTCGGAGTCTCAAGCATGACGGCACTTACATTTCCTAATTCTCCTACAACTGGTGATATTCATACTAGTGGAGAAATGACCTATCGGTATAATGGAACTGAATGGGATACTATCGGTCAGCCTAGGGCAATGACTACACTTGGAGGTGTTCTACCATTATCAAGAGGGGGTACTGCTGCTGTAAATGCAGCTGATGCTAGAACACAATTGGGTTTAGTAATTGGTACTGATATTCAAGCTCAACACGCCACTCTTGCTGCTGTAGTAGGGGGAACATATACTGGTAATACTAATATTACTACTTTAGGTACGGTTACTACAGGAACAATTTCTACAGGTGTTGTTGTTGCAGATGTAACTATGACTTTAGGAAGTGATGCTGATGGTGATGTTTATTATAGAAGTAGTAATAAATTAACTCGTTTAGCTAAAGGCACTGCTAATCAAACATTAACAATGAATGCTGGTGCTACAGCTCCAGAGTGGGCTAGTAGTTCTGTCCATATTGGAGAATCACCCCCTGGCTCTCCAACAGCTGGCGGGCTGTGGTGGGATTCTACCGATAATGATGGTGATTTAAAAATCTATTATACTGATGGTGATGCTACTAATCAATGGGTATCCACAAATATTATGGGTGGATCAGTTGCTGGAAATGATACAGAACTTCAATATAATTATTCTGGAAAAGCTGGTTCTACAGCAGATTTAACTTGGGATCGTAGTTCACATTTTTTATATGCTAAAAATATAAGAGTTGATAATAATGGAACTATTGGTTCTCCAACAACTGCTGATCTAATCAAACTAACAACTAATAATGTAATTCTTAAAGGTAATCAGACTGATGATACTGATGCATTATTAGAATTACAAAGTGAAGAAACAGGAGCAAGCACTTCTCCAGATATTGCTTTGTATAGAAACTCTGCTTCTCCAGCTGCTCTTGATAATAGTGGCAAACTTTGTTTTATGGGAAATACTGTTAACGGAACAAAAGTTCTTTATTCTTCTATTTTTGGTAAGATAAATGATCCTTCAAACGCCGCACAAGATGGGTGTATATATCTTGCCTCAAAGACAAATGGAAATGATGCTAATTTTATTTTTGGGTATACTGGTAATGATTTTCGTGTTCCAGATGGAGGCACAGTTGGTTGTCATTCCAACGGCAATGGTTTATCAATTGCAGCCAGTGGCATAATTAATCTTATACAGGCTGGTGCAACGGTAAATAGTGCAAAAATAAAAACAGTTGGTAAAGAAACTATTTGGATGCCTGGAAATGCAATGAGGCCAGCTAAAACAAATCCTTGTGCTAGTTTAACAGAAGTTGATTCTGGTGGAAACTCTGGGCCAGATTTACAGGTTTTAGATTTTGATGCCTCAACTGATGAGTTTGCTCAATTTAGTGTTGCTATGCCTAAATCTTGGGATGGTGGTAATATTACTTATAGTGTTTATTGGATCGGTAATGCAAGTACAGATGCTTGTATTTGGAATTTAGCTGTTAAAGCCTTAGGTGATGGTGAAGATATTAATGTTGCTTTTGGTGGTATTGTAGCTGTTACTGATAATTCTCAAAGTTCTGCTACAGAGATACTTGTTTCAGCTGAAAGTGGTGCTATTGCTTGTAGTGGTGCTGATGGTGATATTTTATATTTCCAAATATCAAGAGATGCAAATAATGGTAGTGATACTATGTCAGCTGATGCTAGATTAGTCGGAGTTAAAATATTTTTTACGACAGATAAAACAAATGATGCTTAGAGGAAATTGTGATGGGATTGTATGGGGCTTATAGCGGATTTGGGGGTGGTCAAGTAGCAGCTCCAGAAACAGGACTTTATGCATTTACAGCACATACTTTTACCCATGCCAGCAAAGTTGGTAGAGAAGGTGGAGATTTAAACGATTTTACAACGGAATATTCTGGTCAAACATGGGCTCAAGACACAGCTTACTTTAATGTTGCAACCGATGGGTTTCAGAGGTGGACTGTGCCAGATACGGCAAGTTATGATTTTATAGTGGCTGGAGCTCAAGGTGGAGGCGGTGGAGGTTATGGTGCAAAAATAACTTTTACGTTAGCTTTAACTGAAGGCGATAAACTTCTTTTAGCAGTTGGCCATCGTGGTGTTAACACTAATGGTACATATAGGCCAAGTTCTGGAGGCGGAGCTAGTGGTGTTTTTTCAAATGCAGCTGTGGGTGATGGGGAAGATTCAAGTGATACAGTTATAGCAGTTGCTGGAGGCGGTGGTGGAAGAAGTATTGGTACTACCAGTACCAATGTTACTAATATGTGTGGTTATGATGGAACATCTGGCCGAAGTGGTATTTCTAGCCCTGCTTGGAATAACTATGCTGGTGGAGCAAATGGTAATGGTGGTGCAACTGGAAGTGGTACTGGAGGTGCTGGAACTGGTGGTGGTATTTTAACTGACGGTGGTGATAATAATGGTTCAAAAGGATATTCAAAATATAATGGATGGCTTGGTGGTAATACAAGAACAAGTGGACAAGAAAAGTCTACTGGTGCTTTTGGCGGAAGTGGAGGAGCTTCTGTGAATGGTGGTAGGTATCGTGGCGGTGGCGGCGGTGGTGGTTATTCGGGCGGAGGTTCAGGCGTAGGTGATGGAGTAGCAAGTGCTGGTCGTGGCGGCGGTGGAGGAAGTTTTTGTGCTGCTGATGGAACTGTTTCGTGCAACTTTAAAGGTGTAAGTTCCAATAGAACACTTTCTAATAGAACAATATATGGTAATTCTTTTATTAATACAAATGGTAATTCTTTAAGTGCTGGTGATCACTCTGGAGCTGCCAATGGGTACATAACAATTACTAAGGTATAGGAGAAAATAAATGGGGGATATTGGAGATAATATAACAATAAAAGACGCAATGTGTAAAGATATTTATGGTGAAGATGCTAATCATGAAGACTATACTACTGAAAAAATAATCGCTAAATTAGAAGGTGATAAGGGCAGAAATGGATATGACCCTGATGAGATTATATATACAGGCGGTGATAATGAAGACTATACTACTGAAGAAGTAATCGCTAAATTAAATCTTTTGTAATATGATAAATAACTTAAAGGGAGAGTCTTATGGCTGCTTTAAATTTTCCAGCTGCACCTTCAGATGGTGATACTTATACACCAGTAGGGAGTAATATTACATATACCTATAGTTCAGCTAAGGGTAGTTGGAAAGGTAATGTTGGCTCTTCAGCAGCTACAAATACTTTAACTTCTACATTGGTTGCCACTAATACTACAGCTGCAACACATTATCCTGTTTTTGTTAATTCTGCGACAGGTAACGAAGAAATGAGAACAGATACAGGATTAACTTATAATCCTTCAACTGGTGTTTTAACTGCTACTAGTTTCTCTGGCGCCATAGCTGGCATGGCGATAACTGCTCTTAATAATGCAACTGCAAATGAATTAGTTACAGTAGGTTCAACAACTACAGAATTAGATGCTGAATCAAATTTGACTTTTGATGCTTCCTCTAATCAACTAGAAATTATTGGTACTAGTACTAATGATGCTTTAGGGCCGACAATTCAAACGTACAGAAATTCATCTTCCCCAGCTGATTGGGATTATATGGGAGCAATTGCGTTTTATGGTGAAACTGATACCGATGCTAAAATTTCATATATGAGTATACGTAGTAGAATAATGGATGCTACTAATGCTTCAGCTCAAGGACAACTTGAAATTTGGAACGCAACTAGTGGTACTGAAGTACAAACTTATGTATTTAAACCTGATCTTTTTCAACTATCAACTGAACAACCTATTGAATGGAAAGATCATAAAGGTACAGCTTATGAATGTCGTTTAGATTGGATAACACCAACAGCTGGAAGAACTGTTAATTTGCCAGATGCAGATGGTACAGTTGCACTAATTGGTAAACAATCTATTTGGATTCCAGCAGCTTCAATGTATCCAGCAACAACAAATGGTTGTGCAGCTCTTGCTCAAGTAGAATTAGGAAATGGCCCTGAGTTAAAATGTTTAGATTTTGATACATCTAGTGATGAGTTTGCTCAATTTACAATAGCTATGCCTAAAGCATATAATGGAGGAACAGTTTCTTACAGAGCATATTTTACTGTAACTGGAACAAATACTGGAACAGTAGGTTGGAAATTAAGAGGTATTTCATTAAGTGATAATCATGACTTAAATACTTCATTTGGAGCTTCAGTTGGCCCTAATCTCAAAGCACATTCTGGTACTTCTAATGATTTAAATATAACTGATGAAAGTGGTGGAGTACTTATAGCAGATGGGGCTGGAGGAAGTAGCCCTGCTGTTGACGATTTAATTCTCTTTGAACTTTGGCGTGATGTATCTAGTGATAACCAAACTGGTGATGCAAGACTATTAGGTATAAAAATGTTTTTTACTACGGATAAAGCAAACGATGGGTAATTTTGGTTATCAAGTATTAGGATTTGGAGTCAATGCAAACCCCCCAGCTGCTGGCGGTGGAGACACAGCTTACGGTCAACAAGCTTACCTATCGCAAGGTTCATATTCTTGGACTGCACCAGCTGGTGTTACTTCTGTTCATGTAGTCTGCATAGGAGCAGGAGGTGGTACTGAGGCTGGAGGCGTATCAGACGGTTGTGGTGGAGGTGGCGGTGGCGGCCTCGGATGGAAAAATAATATTTCAGTAACGCCAGGACAATCATATACAGTTGAGGTTGGGGTTAGCTTCAACTCTCAAGACGGTGGCGATAGTTATTTTATAGACGCAACTACTGTTAAAGGTGGTGGTGGTGGAGAAGGACTGCCTCAGTCTGGGGATACTGGTGTTGGCGGAGCAGGAGGAACATATGCTGGAGACGGCGGCGGCAACGGCGGTGCTGGTGGTAATGCATCAGCAAGCGCCACCAGTGGTGGTGGTGGCGCTGGCGGTGCTGGCGGTTATTCAGGCGCTGGCGGTGATGGTGGTAACAGTGGGCCTACTGGCGGTGGTTCGGCCCGTGGAGGCGGCGCTGGAGGCGGAACAGGAGTTATGGGTCAAGGTGCAAACGGAACAGGTGGTGATGCTGGATCCGTCAATTCTGAGGATGGGTTTGATGGCTCTGGCGGTGGTGCTGGTGGCGGTGGTGGTGGCGATACTAATGCAACTGCATCAGCAGCGCCCAATTATAATAAAGGACAAGGTGGCACTGGTGGTAGTGGCGGAAATGATGGGGCCCAAGGTGGAAGTACTGGCACCAATCCAAATGGAGCCACCTACGGTGGCGGCGGCGGTGGCGCTGGTAACTCCACTGATGACACTAAAGGCGGTGACGGTGCTGTTAGAATTATATGGGGAGATATAAGCGGAGCAAGAGCATTTCCAAGTACAAACACAGGAGATTTATAGTTATAAATAATACTGAAGGAGTTTATAATGGCTATACCAAATACAAAAGCAACATTTAAAGAGTATTGTCTTAGAGCTCTAGGAAAACCTGTAGTTGAAATTAATGTAGATGATGATCAGGTAGATGACAGAATAGACGAAGCTTTACAATATTTTGCACAATATCATTACGATGGTGTTGAAAGAATGTATCTTAAACACCAAATTAGTTCATCTGATATTACAAGAGCAAAAACAAATACAACTGTAGCTGCAACTGATTTAGTTGATGGTTCTATTACAGCTAATTGGTTAGAGGGAAAAGGGTTTCTCCCTATGCCAGAATCAGTAATTTCTGTAGTAAATGTATGGCCTTTTGGTAATGCAATCACACGAAATATGTTTGATGTAAGATATCAATTACGATTAAATGATATGTGGGATTTTGGTTCTATGGATATTTTAGATTATGAAATGACCATGAAAAATTTAGACCACATAGATAATTTGCTAGTCGGAGAACCACCTGTTAGATTTAATCAACATATGAATCGTCTTTATATAGATATGGATTGGTCAAATGATGTTGTGGAAAATGATTATATAGTTATTGAATGTTATCGTAAAATAGACCCAACAACATATACTAACATATATGATGATTTGTATCTTAAAAGATATTCTGTAGCTCTAATTAAAAAACAATGGGGTGCGAATCTTATAAAGTTTCAAGGTGTAACTATGCTTGGAGGTGTTCAACTTAATGGAGAAACTTTATATACACAAGGACAAGAAGAACAAGAAAAATTAGAAGAATTAATTCAACAGTCTTTTGAACTAGCACCAGAATTTATGGTAGGATAAAATATGCCTACAAATTTTTATTTTGATATAGGCACAACACCAGAACAAAATCTTTACGAAGATTTAGTTATAGAGCAACTTAAAATTTTTGGTCAAGATGTATATTATCTTCCAAGAACACTTGTTGCTGAAGATACTGTTTTAGGTGAAGATGCTTTATCAAAATTTGATGATGCATATCTTATAGAAATGTATTTCCAGAATACCGAAGGGTTTGCTGGAGATAAAGAAATTATGAGCCAGTTTGGTTTAGAAAATAGAGAAGATGCAACATTTATAGTTTCCCAAAGACGATTTGAAGATTTAGTTTCAGTTGATCAAAACCTAATATCAAAAACAAGACCAAATGAAGGAGATTTAATATGGTTTCCTTTAGTTGGTAAATTGTTTGAAATTGGGTTTGTAGACCATGATGAACCTTTCTATGAAATAGGTAATTTGCCTGTTTACAGATTAAGTGTTTCCACATTCCAGTATGCTAGTGAAGATTTGGATACTGGTATTTCAGAAATTGATGCTATTGAAACAAATCTGACTACAGATACATCTGCTGCTCAACTTACTTTGGAACAAACAGGAATATATAATGAAAGAGTGTCTATGGAAACAGCATTGCCTGATTTTGTTGGATTCTTAGAAGAAAATAGTGGAACAAATGTTTCTGGTTATATAACTAATGAAGATGGAACTGGTGGATATTTTGAAAGTGAATCAATACCAACTGTAGGTTCTATTTTAATGAATGCTTCTTGGCCTAATACAGATGTAGGTTCATATATATTAGGTGAGAACCAAACAGGGGATGGAAGTATTATATTAGAAAATTCTGCTGATACAGGAACACCAGAATATATTATACAAGAAACAATAATAGTCGGAGATATGGCCACAGATAAAACAGCTCAAAATGAATTATTTGATGAATTAGATGATACTATATTAGATTTTAGTGAGAGTAATCCATTTGGTGACGCTGGAACGAAAGGATAATTATGTTAGGACAACAATTTTACCATGAAACAATACGAAAAGTGATTGTTGCATTTGGAACAATGTTTAACAATATTAGTATTGTTAGAAAAGATAATTCTGGAGCTATTGTACAATCAATGAAAGTTCCTCTTGCTTATGGGCCCAGACAAAAATTTTTAACAAGGTTAAGAGATGATCCAGACCTTGCAAAACAAGTGGCAGTTACTTTGCCTCGTATTGGTTTTGAAATACAAAATCTTACTTATGACCCAAGTAGAAAATTAAATCGTGTTCAAAAATTTAAGAAGATAAAAGGAAGTGATTCTAAAAGAATAGATTCACAATATATGCCTGTACCTTATAATTTGGGAATTGAACTTTATGTATTATCAAAAAGTTCTGATGATGCATTACAAATTGTAGAACAGATTCTTCCTTATTTTCAGCCTGATTATAGTATAACTATTCATGATATGCCTGATATGAGTATTAAAAGAGATGTTCCTATTATTCTAGAATCTATTAATTATACAGATGATTATCAAGGTGAGTTTGAAAGTCGTAGAGCAATTATTTACACTTTAGGGTTTACTGCAAAATTTTATCTATACGGGCCTGTTACATCACAAAAAATTATCAAAACTGCTCAAGTGGATCAATATACAGATATGCCTGATAAAACTCCACCTAGAGAACAAAGATATACAGTTTCACCAGATCCTATGACTGCTGATGCTGATGACAATTTTGGATTTAATGAATCTACGTCTTTCTTTGAGGATGCAAAGAACTTTGATCCAGAAACAGGTACAGATAAGTAGGTGAAATAGAGAAGTGTTTCACAGTTTCACAGAATTAGAAGAAGTAAAAATGAAATGTTATGAAGCTACTTTATTTTGGCCATTGCATATTCACAAAACTTATAATAGTAAATTTAGAAGATGTATTGACATAGGAGGTTACAAAGGTAAGTACAGTTCATTATATGCGAGCCTATTTAAACGTGTTGAAACATTTGAACCTAACCAAAAAATTTGGCCAGAGTTTTATAGCAATACAAAATATTATACAAACATAACTCTCTATAAATTGGGAGTATCTAACTATATAGGATCTTCCGATTTTTTTTGTAATGATGTTAATAGCGGAATGTGTACTACAGTACCAAAATATGCAACACTATCAGATAATTTTAAATCACCAATTAAAATTAATGTAACAACCATAGATAGTATGAACTTCACTGATGTAGACTTTATTAAGATAGATGCTGAAGGTGCTGATAAAAAAATAATTCTGGGTGCAATGGAAACTATCAATACCTACCACCCAACAATACAAATAGAGTATAGAGATACAAAACTTACAAATCAACTTGAAAAGAATGGATACAAATTAATGAATACAAAAAAATTACAAAACCTTACTGATGAGGTATGGGTGTATAGTCAATGAAAAAAGTAAGTGAGATTCTTGAAATAGATGATGAATATACTCCAACAATAAAAGGCCCAGATAATTATATACGTCATAATGCAAGTAGAGATATAAAACCTTTTATTAAACACGAAGAAGATATTGATAATGACTATGAATACCAAAGACAAAACTTTTATAACCTTGTTGAACGAGGAAACGATGCCATTGAAGGAATCTTGGAGTTGGCAAAGGAGTCTGAGCACCCAAGAACTTACGAAGTTGCAGGCAACCTCATCAAACAAGTCTCAGAAGTTACCGAAAAACTTGGAGATTTACAGGAGAAAATGAGGAAACTTAAAGAAGTTCCAGATAATGCTCCTAAAAATGTCACTAATGCATTATTTGTAGGGAGTACAGCAGAACTTCAAAAAATGCTCAAGGACAAATAATGTCAGAATCCGTATATCTTGGTAATCCCAATCTCAAAAAAGCTAATGTTGCTCAAGAGTGGACAAAGGAAGAAATAAAAGAATATGCTCTTTGTATGAAAGACCCTATTCATTTTATTCAAAATTATATTAAAATTGTTTCTCTTGATGAAGGACTTGTTCCTTTTGAATTATATGATTTTCAAAAGGAGATGGTAGGAACATTCCATAAAAATCGTTTTACTATATGTAAACTTCCTAGACAGTCTGGCAAGTCAACTACTATTATAGCCTATCTTCTTCATTATGTATTGTTTAATCCTACAGTAAATGTGGCAATACTTGCTAACAAAGCTGCTACTGCAAGAGATTTGTTAGGACGTTTACAACTTGCATATGAACATTTACCAAAGTGGTTACAACAAGGAGTTATGTCTTGGAACAAAGGTTCTTTGGAGTTAGAGAATGGTTCAAAAATTCTTGCAAGTTCTACTAGTGCTAGTGCTGTTCGTGGTGGTAGTTATAACATTATATTTCTTGATGAATTTGCATACGTGCCATCAAATGTGGCAGAACAATTCTTCAGTTCAGTGTATCCTACTATTTCCTCTGGAAAAACAACTAAAGTTATGATCGTATCTACCCCACATGGTATGAATATGTTCTATAAGTTGTGGGTAGATGCAGAAGAACAAAGAAACTCTTATATACCTATTGAGGTTCATTGGAGTGAAGTTCCAGGCAGAGATGAGAAGTGGAAAGCTGAAACTATAAAAAATACAAGTGAATCACAATTTAATACAGAATTTGAATGTGAGTTTCTTGGTTCTATTGATACTCTTATTACCCCAGCAAAACTTAAAACTCTTACATATCGTCAACCTATTCAAACAAATGCTGGGTTAGATATACATGAAAGACCAAAAGAAGAACATACTTATTTTATCACTTGTGATGTTTCAAGAGGAACGTCAAATGATTATTCAGCATTTGTGATAGTAGATGTTACTGAAATCCCATATAGGATTGTTGCAAAATATAGAGATAATGAAATTAAACCACTAGTTTTCCCTCAAAAAATATATGATTTGGCAAGAGCATATAATCAGGCTTTTGTTCTTATAGAAGTTAATGATATAGGTGAAGGTGTTGCAAATGCAATGCAATTTGATTTAGAATATGATAATTTGGTTATGGCATCTATGAGAGGTAGAGCTGGACAAGTTATGGGTGGTGGTTTTTCTGGTGGCAAAGCACAGCTGGGAGTACGAACAACAAAAGCAGTTAAAGCTGTTGGATGTTCAAATTTAAAACAATTAGTAGAAGATAATAAGATTATAGTTGAAGATTATGATGTTATTAATGAATTATCAACCTTTATCGTAAAAGGTAGTTCTTTTGAAGCAGATGAGGGGTGTAATGATGATTTGGTATCTTGTTTATTTTTATTTGCATGGTCTACAGACCAGACATATTTTAAAGAATTAACTAATAATGATATTAGAATGAGAATGATAAAAGAGAATGCTGACGCATTAGAACAGGATATGGCTCCGTTTGGTTTTATTGTTGATGGTTTAGAAGATGAAAATATTGGTCAGATGGTAGATGAATATGGAACTAAATGGAATCCTGTAGTTCGTGATTATAGTAATGATTGGTGATTATAATAGTTCTATCAAATCATTATCTAATTTAATTTTACAGTTATAACATAGTATTTTAGAGTTGTCAATGTATTTTTGTACACGTTCTCTACTTTTTTCATTTATACCAACTCTCCTAGACATACCTCTTATTACTAGATCATGAGGATAAAAGGCTAAACACATAGTTTCACTTTCACCACAATGTTTACATGACTTATCTGCTAGATATTCATTTAACCAGATTTGTCTTTTCTGGTAATTCCTTTTTGTAGTACGTTTGATGGTTTCTTGATACTTATTGTAGTGTTTGTTCATATTTTTATTTATATGCTTTGGCACATATAAAAAAGTGTTTTAGGAATTGGTTTTTTATAAATATTCGTATTAACTACTATAAAAGAAAGGGAGTAAAAATATGGGATTCTTAGTTTCTCCTGGCGTTCATGTAAAAGAGATTGATCTTACGAATGTCGTACCCTCTGTTGCAACTTCTATCGGTGCTATTGCTGGTGGGTTTGCAAAAGGGCCTTACGGTGAAATCGTAACGATTAGCTCAGAAGAAGAACTCGTAAAAATGTTTGGAAAGCCTGATACCACGAATCAGGGTGTTCAAATAGAAACTTGGTTTGCAGCTGCCAATTTTCTCAAATATTCAGATACATTAAGAGTAGTACGTGCTGGTGGTTCATCCGTACTTAAAAATGCTTGTATCAGTGGTTCTGCTGTTATTATTCGTAATGATGACCATTATCAAGAATCATTTGCAACTGGACAAGCTTCAGTTGGTGAATGGGCTGCAAGACAACCAGGCACTCACGGAAATTCTATTGGTGTTTCTTATTGTGCAACAGCAGCTGCTTTTGAAGAAAAGTTGGGTGTTGGTAAACTTGTAAATGATGCTGATGCTCAGGCTGGTGAAACAACTATAACGGTTGATGCTGGTACTGATTTTGTTGCTGGTGATATAATTTCATTCTATACGGATGGAACATATAATACAGGTTCAGTTGGTCATGAAGGTGTTGAATATGAAGTTGTAAGTATTGCAACACACGTTTTAACCATACGTAAGAAAGATGATGCAAACGGAACAGGTCTTGTTGCAGATTTAGGCAATGACCAATATATCAAAAGACGTTGGCAGTTTTATGACCTATTTGATAGTGCTCCAGGCACTTCAGCATGGGCCACACAAAACGGCCGAGGTGCTGGTGATGAAATGCACGTTGTTGTGTTTGATATTACTGGTGATATTACTGGATATGACCATAAAGTTGCTGGAAACAGAACATCTTCTGTTGTAGAAACATATCCAGCGATTTCTAAATGTCCTGTAGCAAAAACTGCTCAAGGTGGTACAAATTATGCTCCAGATGTAATTTTCTTGAAATCCGAATATGTTTACTGGATGGATTGGAACGCAGCTGGTGGTGCTGGTAATTGGGGTACTGATACTTCAAGTGCTTATACTGCTGCTGGTACTGGTATTGTGAAACCAACTGGAGGTGGCCCTACTGGTACAGAAGGTCATTTGGCTGTTGCTGGTGTAGATGATACAGCAATTTCGGCTGGTGATTTACAGGTTGCTTATGATTTATTTGCTGATACAGAATCAGTAGAGGTAAATTTAATTATAGGTGGACAGTGTGGAACTGACCAAGCTTCACATGATACTCATGTTACAATGATTACAGACCTTTGCGAATTACGTAAAGATTGTGTAGGATTTGTATCTCCATATCGTAATGCAACAGTAGATGTAACAAGTTCAATTACTCAAACAGATAATGTAATTACAGCATTTCAAGCTTGTCCTTCATCGTCATATATGGTTTTTGACAGTGGACACAAGTATATGTTTGATAAGTATAATGATGTTTATAGGTATGTACCACTTAACGGTGATACTGCTGGACTTTGTGCAAATACTGATGCTGTAGCTGACCCTTGGTATTCTCCTGCTGGATATACTAGAGGAAACGTAAGAGGTGCAATTAAACTTTCTTACAATCCTAAAAATTCTGAAAGGGATCAACTATATCGCCACCGAATCAACCCTGTAACAAACTTCCCAGGCCAAGGTGTGGTTCTCTTTGGAGATAAAACTGCTCTGGCTAAACCAAGTGCATTTGACCGTATTAACGTAAGACGGTTATTCTTGGTTCTGGAAAAGGCAATTGCTACTGCTGCTAAATATCAACTCTTTGAATTTAACGATGAATTTACAAGAGCACAATTTAGAGCAATGGTAGAACCTTTCTTGAGGGATGTTCAAGGTCGCCGAGGTATTTTTGATTTTAAAGTTGTCTGCGATGGTACTAACAATACTGGTGAAGTAATTGACCGAAATGAGTTTATTGGAGATATTTACATTAAACCTGCTAGGTCTATTAACTTCATTACACTAAACTTTATTGCTGTGCGAACAGGAGTAAGCTTTAGTGAGGTAGGAGGTTAATCATGGCTAATATAGACGATTTCAAAGCAAATTTAATTGGTGGTGGTGCTCGTGCTAACCAGTTTAGGGTAACAATCACTGCTCCTCCTGGCATTGCGATTGGTTTGGATGTTCGTAGAACTTCTTATCTAGTTACAACTTCATCTTTACCAGCAAGAACTTTAACAGAAATTCCTGTACCTTTTAGGGGCAGAAATATCTATATTGCTGGAGATAGTGGATTTGAAACTTGGACTACAACTTTTTATAATGATACAGACTTTATGATCCGTAATGCTATGGAAAGATGGCAAAATGGTATCAATGACCTAGCAAATAATACTGGAGTTATTGACCCTGCTGATTATCAGACAGATTTGTTTGTAGAACAATTAGATAGGGATGATACTATATTAAAGTCTTATGTCTTTAAAAATTCATGGCCTACTACTGTGGCAGCTGTTGCATTAAGTAGTGCTGATGCTACATCTTTAGAGACATTTGATGTTACTTGGAGATTCCAACATTTTGAAGCTTCTGGCGTATCTTCTTAATACAAACCTACTAAATAATATTAAGTAGGAGATATTATGGCAGAACTTTTTGGGTTTCGTATAACACGAAAGAAGGATGAGAAGGGTGAGTCATTCACCCTTCCCACTCCAGATGACGGCACAGTAGATATTGCTGGTGGTGGATTTTTTGGCTCTGTTCTTGATACAGATGGCCGAGAACGAAGTGAAATTGATTTAATAAAGAGATATAGGAATATATCTCAACAACCAGAATGTGATTCTGCAATTGAAGATATAGTAAATGAATCAATTGTAGCAAATGAATCAGATCAAGCAGTTATGGTAGTTTTAGATAGACTACCTTATCCAGAAAAAATTAAAAGAAAAATAAGAAATGAATTTTTTGAAGTTCTAAGACTTTTAGAATTTGATATAAAAGGTCATGATATTTTTCGTAGATGGTATGTAGATGGTAGAATTTTCTATCATAAAGTTATTGATCCAAAAAATCCAAGAAAAGGAATTACAGAACTTAGATGGATTGATGCTTTAAAAATTAAAAAAGTAAGAGAAGTACAGAAAAAGAAAAAAAATAATACTGGCATAGATATTATTGAAGGTATATCAGAATACTATATTTACAATGAAAAGGGTATTCAACATACACATGGCAGTGCCCAAGTCTCACAAGGAATTAAAATAGCTAACGATGCTATAACTTATGTTCCTTCTGGTGTAATGGATTCAAACTCTGGTAAAGTTATGTCTTATCTTCATAAGGCAATTAAATCAGTAAACCAACTAAGAATGATTGAGGATGCTGTAGTTATTTACAGAATTTCACGAGCACCAGAACGTAGAATTTTTTATATTGATGTTGGTAATTTACCTAAAGTAAAAGCAGAACAATATCTTAAAGATGTTATGAATCGTTATCGTAACAAACTGGTCTATGATGCAAGTACTGGTGAAATCCGTGACGATAGAAATCATATGAGTATGTTGGAAGATTTTTGGTTACCACGAAGAGAAGGTGGTAGAGGAACAGAGATTGATACTCTTGCTGGTGGTTCTAATCTAGGAGAAATTGACGATATTCAATATTTCCAAAAGAAATTATATAAGTCTTTAAATGTACCAATTTCTCGTTTAGAACCAGAACAATCTTTTAGTCTTGGTAGGTCTGATGAAATTACCAGAGATGAATTAAAATTTACGAAATTTGTTCAAAGAGTCCGTAAAAAATTTACTCCCCTTTTTACAGATGTACTTAAAACTCAATTACTGTTAAAGGGAATTATAACTCTTGATGATTGGGAACAAATGAGAGAACATATACAGTATGATTTTTTACAAGATGGACACTTTACAGAACTAAAAGAACAACAACTTTTAAATGATAGAATAGAGTCTTTAGTTAATATTCAAGACTATATTGGTACATTCTTTAGTAAAGAATATGTATTAAAGAAAGTTTTACGTCTTAACGATGGTGAAATTGCTGAAATGCGTGACCAAATTAAAAGTGAAATCACTAAAGATCCAATGGATGGTGGTATTGATACAGATGGTGGTGATGGTATTCAAAGAATCCCAACAGATCCAAGTGGTATGCCAACCGATCCAGATATGAATCCGAAAGATAGAACAGCTCTTGCATATGGTATGGAGCCAAATCAAATACCAGATTCAGATGGTGGAAAAGAACCTACAGAAGATGAATTTGATAAAAGTTTAACAGTGAAAGGAAATAAAAAATGAGTAGAGAATTTGTTGATGCAATAGCAGACGGAAATAATATTGAAGCTGAAAAAGCATTTAAACAAGGAATTGTCTCAAAAGTTGGAGACACATTAGAACTAAAAAGGAGAGAGGTTGCAAAAGACATAGCTTCGTCTTTACCAACCACAGAAGAGGAAAATGACCAAGTTTGAAGATTTGTATGAATCTATACAAGAAAAAGATGAGCATAAAAAATCTCGGCAGTATAAAAAATTAACTCCGAAGATGAAGGATGCTGTTGACCAAATTTTTGCAAAAATGGATGCTAAACCTTCTGATTTCCTAAATAGTTTTGAGAAAAGTATAAAAGAAGTATCAAAAAAATTTAAAGTTTCAGAAAAGGAACTTATGGATTATTTTGAAAAAGAAATGTTATCAATCTAGGAGTTAAACAATGGCATTTAAATTAATAAGACACGTTGGGCTGATAAATGCAACAACTTTGGGTGATGATGCAGCTCATTCTATTGATTGTGGAAAATTAAGTGCTGGGGCTGCATATAGAGTAACCTCATTAAATGCAAATGATGTTTGCATCAAAGTTTCAATGGAAGGAACAGCTGTAACTGCCACTAATGGTATTACTATGAATGGTGGAAGTTCGTTGATGATAGTACCAGACGAAAAACCTACAGCCGTATCTGCTATATCAGCAACTAACGCAAATCCAGCAGTTTTTACTGTAAATAATGGACATGGTTTTGTTGTTGGTGACCAAGTAGGTATGACAGATTGTGCTACAGCAGGATGGAATACACTAATCACAAACGGAAATATTACAGCAGTTACAAACTATGAACATGGAAGAGATACAATAAGTGTAGATAAAAATTCAACATCTACTGGAGCATTCCCTGGCGGAACTTTGCATAAGAACTTTTCTATCTCTGCTATCAATCATACAGCAGGATCGGATGGATGGATTGTTGTAGAAGAGGTTGTACAGGTAGGAGCATTATAATGAATAAATTAAAATTATTCTCTGAAGCAGTAGAAGAAGTAGAATATATCACAGAAAACAAAGAAGGTGGTGGAAAAAACTATAAAATTCGTGGTGTATTCATGCAAGCTGATATTAAGAACCGAAATGGTAGAGTATATCCTATGGAAGTTCTTGAGAAAGAGGTCGGTAAGTATAATAAAAACTTTATTCAACAAAAGAGAGCTTTTGGTGAATTAGGTCATCCAGACGGCCCTACGGTCAATCTGGAAAGGGTTTCTCATATGATTACGTCTTTGACGCCTGATGGTAAGAATTTTATGGGGGAAGCAAAAATTATGGACACACCTATGGGTAAGATAGTTAAAAATTTAATGGATGAGGGTGCAAAATTAGGAGTGTCATCTAGAGGTATGGGTAGTTTGAATCAAAAAGGTGGAACAAATTACGTAAGAGATGATTTTTATCTTGCTACGGCTGCTGATATTGTTGCAGACCCTTCCGCTCCAAATGCTTTTGTAGAAGGTATTATGGAAGGAAAGGAATGGGTTTGGGATAATGGTATCATTAAAGAGGCAGAAATAGCGGAGATGAAACAACGAATTGACGATAAATCTCGTCAAAAACAGGCAAATATCGCAGCTTTAGAGTTTGCCAATTTCCTCAAAAAGCTATAATTATAAATAAATAATACAATAAAAATAAGGAGAAATCCATATGTCAGATACGCATAATGAATTAGACAAGTCTATTGAAGAGCTGGAACAAGAAGTTCTTAGGGAGCTTGAAGAGTCTGATGATGTTTCACAGATTAAAAAGCAAGACGTAAAAACTAAGAAATCTTCCGAACCTTCAGCTGGTGGCGGACAAGCTGCCGAAGCAATGGACGAAAACCCAGAAGATTCTGGGAAAGAAGATTTGGGTGGTGCTACTCCAGAAGCAAAAGTAGAGAAAGGTGCTGATGAAGATCGTAATGAAAAAGCGATTGGTAAGAAAGCATCTGGTTCTGCAAAAGAAATTTCTGGTGACGCTCCTCAAAAATCAGAAGGAAAACCAATGTCAATAGTTAAAGGTCATGGTAAATCAGATGGAACGCCAACAGCAAATAAATCTCAAGCTATGGCTGCTGGTGACCAAGTAGATCATGATGGTGAAGAACTTAAAGAAGGTTCTAAATCATTAACTAAAGCACAACATATTGAAAATATCTCAAAAATGAAAAAAGCAGATATTGAAGAAATGATTGCTGCTCACAGTAATAAACTTGCAGAAGCTGAAAATGCAGAATCCGAAGCAGAACTCAAGAAACTTGAAGATGCTAAAGCAGAGATTGAAGAAAAAATTAAATCAATCAATGTTAAGGAAGATGTTGATGCTCTTACAGAAGGTGAAGATCTTTCAGAAGAGTTTAAGACAAAAGCTGCTACAATTTTTGAAGCTGCTGTCAAATCAAAAATCCGTTCCGAAATTGAACGCATTGTTGAAGAAAGTAAATCTGAAAAAGAAGCCGAAATGGATGCTTATAAAGATGAACTTACTGAAAAAGTAGATACTTATCTCAACTATGTTGTTGAAGAGTGGACAAAGGATAATGAACTTGCCATTGAACGTGGTCTTAAAGGTGAAATCGCTGAAGATTTCATTGGTGGACTAAAACAATTGTTTGAAGATCATTACATTGATATTCCAGACGAAAAGTATGATGTTCTGGAAGCACAATCCGAAAAGATTGCTGAGTTAGAAGAAAAACTCAATGAAACTATTGAGAAGAATAAGGACTTACATAGTTCTAATTCTAATCTTGTACGTGAACAGGTTATGTCCGAAGTTTCTGAAGACTTAGCCGATACAGAAGTTGAAAAGTTTAAAGACCTTTCAAAAGATGTAGAATTTTCATCCGAAGATAATTTCCGTGAGAAACTTAATACTCTCAAGGAAAGTTATTTTCCGAAAATGACTGCCTCAGAAGATAGTTCTACAGCTTCTGATGATGATGAAAACACTGGCCTCGCACAGGACATAGATACGACAGATGCTATGAAGGCATATATGTCTGCTATCAGTCGTGTCAAGAGTGCATAAATTATAAACTTTTATAAATAAATGTAGAAATATAAAAAAGGAGAAACAAAAATGTTTCAGACAGAACATCTACAAGAAAAGTGGTCGCCAGTCCTAAAGCATCCTGATCTACCAGAGATTCAGGACTCTTACAAGAGGGCAGTGACCACTCTAATTCTAGAAAACCAAGAGAAGGCGCTTCGTGAAGATGCCGCTTTCTTGACGGAAGTAGCACCAACTAACGCAACTGGTGGTAACGTAATGAATTGGGATCCTATCCTTATTTCACTCGTTCGCCGTGCAATGCCTAACCTCATTGCTTATGATGTATGTGGTGTTCAACCAATGACTGGCCCAACTGGTCTTATCTTTGCAATGCGAGCTCGTCATGCTTCAATGGACGGACAAGAAGCTCTCGTTGATGAAGTAACTTCCGATGCTGCTCAAGGTTTTTCTGGTGACTTTTCTAACCAGAACAAAGCTGGCACTATCGGTGGTGGAGATATTGGTGCTTCTGAAAGTAACCCTGCTGTATTGAACGATACACCAGCTGGTACTTACACCGAAGCAACTGGTATGACTACTGGACAAGCAGAAGCTCTTGGTGACAGTGGTGGAAACCGTTTCGCAGAAATGGCTTTCAGTATTGAAAAGTCAAGCGTTGTAGCTGTTTCACGTGCCCTCAAAGCTGAGTACACGATGGAACTTGCTCAAGACCTTAAAGCTATTCATGGTCTAGATGCAGAAACCGAACTTGCTAACATTCTTTCAACAGAAATTCTTGCTGAAATTAACCGTGAAGTAGTTCGTAACCTGTATATTACTGCTGTAAAAGGTGCTCAAAATAACACTACTGCAGCTGGTATTTTTGACCTTGATACGGACTCTAATGGTCGTTGGTCGGTTGAGAAGTTCAAAGGACTTATGTTCCAAATTGAACGAGATGCTAATGCTATCGGTCAACAGACTCGTAGGGGTAAAGGTAATATGATTATCTGCTCTGCCGATGTTGCTTCTGCAATGAATATGGCTGGTATGTTGGATCATACTCCTGCTCTTACTGCTAACCTTAACGTAGACGATACAACTACCACGTTTGCTGGTGTGTTGAATGGTCGTTATAAAGTGTATGTAGATCCTTATTCTGCTAACGTAGCTAACTCACAGTACTATGTTGTTGGATATAAAGGTACTTCTCCATACGATGCTGGTTTCTTCTACTGCCCATATGTGCCTCTACAAATGGTACGTGCAGTTGGGGAACACACTTTCCAACCAAAAATTGGCTTTAAAACTCGTTACGGTATGGCTGCTAATCCTTTTGCTGCTGCTGGTGCAGCTGCAAATAACCATATTGGCGGTGGGTTTAATGATGATGCATCTCTTGATGCTAACACCAATGCCTACTACCGTAGGGTACAAGTCGCCAATCTTATGTAATAATAAGAAAAGACTTATTAAACTTAGAGGGTGCTTCGGCACCCTCTTTTTTTCTTTATAAATAATTGTATGGCTGAGAACAATTCCTTACAAAGACAACCAACTAAGTTGGACTATGCAAGCCCAACTCAATTTAAATTCGTAATTAATCAACTTCCAAAAGTTGAATACTTTGTTACGGCTGCAAATGTACCATCTATAGCAAATAGTAATGCTATTTTTCCAACACCATATAAAGAAATTCCAGTACAAGGTGACCAACTTACTTACGATAATTTAACTATTTCTTTTCTTGTAGATGAATATCTAGAAAATTATAGTAGTATTTTAGATTGGTTAGCTGGAGTAGGTTTTCCAGAAGATAGAAGTCAGTTTAGGGATTTTAGAGGTTCAACATCTACAACACCTGTTCGTACACAATCTTCTGTATCAAGCTTAGCTGCTGGTAAAATGCCAGATGTTGGAATTGCAGAACCAGCAACTTCTTCTAGGCCTATGTATTCTGATATGACTCTTACTGTATTAAGTAACAAAAATAATCCAATAGTAGAAATTAGATTTGAAGATGCTTTTCCTGTAGCATTGGGTTCATTAGATTATAATCAAAATGCAACTGATGTAGAATATTTGTCAGTAACAGCAGATTTTAAGTATAAGATTTTTAAGGTGGTAGCATTACCCTAATTATAAATAAAACGAGCAGACACGATAAACTTTAACAGTTTTCACATTTTAGTCTTAGGACAATATAGAGATAAGAGAGTAATCAACTCTGCTCAACCTTTGAAGAGTATATAATGAAATTAGAAGAATTACAAAGTGAAGCAAAACAAGACCTTCAAATAATAGACCAAGAACGTCTAGACCAAGAATCATATAAAAATCAAAACATAAAACCAAAGTGGTTGGAATACAGAACTAAGTATGACCAATTACTTATTATGTCAAAAGCAAATCATCAAAGAATGTACCGTGAAAAATGGGAGTACTATGGTGGTAAGGCTGATGCAAAAGTTTATGCAGCTAAACCGTTTGATCTGAAGATATTGAAAACTGACCTTCAGATGTATATAAATTCTGATGAAGATATACTAAACTTGCAAGGTAAAATTGCATACTATGAGAGTATTATTAAATATATTGATGGTGTTATCAAGTCTATAGATAATCGTGGTTGGGATATACGTAATGCTACAGAATGGAAGAAGTTTGAAGCTGGGATGGTGTAGTGGATAAATTAACTGATTATATTGGATATTATGAAGATATTGTTCCAGATATGTTATCTAAACAGTTAATGTGGTATACTTTTGACTTTAAACCATCTAAGTTTGCAAATCATTATGGAGATGTGACAAAAGAAAGAAGTGAAGAACGTGTTAGAATGGATGATGTTTGGATTTCAGCTGAAAGTTCATTTCATAGAAAAATAGATAAATGTTTTGATAAAGTAATTGAAAATTATAATTATCCCCATTTGAATATAGAAAGAAAAACATATTTTAGACTTCATCGTTATAGTGGTACTGGTTATATGTCAGAACACGTAGATAGTATTCATCACAGTCATAAGCAGAAATATGGATTTCCACATTGCACAGCTTTATTATTTCTAAATGATGATTATGAAGGTGGAGAATTTTTAGTAGCAAATAAAAAATTTAAAACTAAAAAAGGTTCTGCACTAATTTTTCCATCTAATTTTATGTATCCTCATAAAGTAATGGAAATTACTAAAGGGGTACGTTGGAGCATAGTTACTTGGTTATTGTAAATGATTATATCAAAAAAGAATGAAGTACATTTAATACTTTCAGATTTATCCCCCTCAGAACAACAAGAATTATCAGATTTTTTTACATTTGAAGTACCAAATGCAAAATTTATGCCTATGGTACGTAATCGTATGTGGGATGGAAAAATACGTTTATTTTCCCCTGCTACTGGTGAAATTTATGTTGGATTATTACCTTATATTAAAGAATATTGCAAATCTAAAAATGTTAAATATAGCATAGATAAAGGAGTAGAAGATGAGCGGAATGTTGTGGATACGATCGTTAGAGGCTTTATCAAAAGTCTCAAACCCAAGAGTAAAGGAAAAAGTCTCAAAATACGAGATTATCAAATTTCGGCTGTTCAGATGGCCATTGCCAGAAATAGGAGTCTTATTGTTAGTCCTACTGCTTCTGGTAAGTCACTTATAATATATGCATTAGTTCGTTATTATCAAATGGGTGGAAATAAGACGTTGATTCTTGTTCCTACCACTTCATTAGTAGAACAAATGTATAGTGATTTTGAAGATTATGGATGGAGTTCTGGTACATACTGTCAAAAGGTGTATCAAGGATATACAACAAAAATAACTAAGGATGTTGTGATATCAACATGGCAATCTATTTACAAGATGCCTAAAAAATATTTTGATCAATTTGATTGTGTAATTGGTGATGAGGCTCACTTTTTTAAAGCAAAATCTTTAACAAGTATTATGACCAAGTTACACCAATGTAAGTATAGGTTTGGATTTACAGGAACACTTGATGGTACAGAAACACACAGATTAGTTTTAGAAGGACTATTTGGTTCTGTAGAACAAGTTGTTAGTACAAAAGAACTTATAGATAAAAAGACACTTGCTAATTTGAAAATAAAATGCATAACATTAAAACATCCAGAGAAAAGAGAAAGGATGGATTATGCTGAAGAAATGGATTATCTTGTTTCGCACGAATCCAGAAATAGGTTTATTTTGGGGTTGTGCAATACTATTAGTGGTAACACTTTATGCTTGTTCCAGTTAGTAGAGAAACACGGTAAAGTTTTATACGAGGGAATGAAAGGAAGTGAAAATGTTTATTTCGTATATGGTGGTACAGATACAGAGCAAAGGGAAAAGATTCGTGGATTGGTTGAGGAACATAAAAACTCCACAACCATTGCAAGTTATGGTACTTTTAGTACTGGTATTAATATTCGTAACATTCACAACATCGTGCTCGCAAGTCCATCTAAATCAAAAATACGAGTGCTTCAATCCATTGGACGAGGTTTGCGTACATCATCAACTAAAAATTCCATTTTAGTATTTGATATAGCAGATGATATTAGTTATAAAGGTAGACGTAATTTTACATTAAATCACTTTTTTGAAAGACTAAATATTTATAACGAAGAACAATTTAATTACGAAATTAGTAAGGTAAAACTATAATGCAAACAGATGTTAGACTATTTAAATTAACAAATGGTGAAGACATTATTGCTCAAATAATTGAAAATAATAGTAATACATATAGTGTTAATAATCCTTTATTAATGAAAGTACATACTAGAGTTACAAATGATGGTATACAAGAAGGCCTCCACTTAAGCAGATGGTTACAACCTTTTTGTGAAGAAAAAAACTTTACAATAGAAAAGACACACGTACTACTTTCTCAAGAAGTAAGTATAGGACTTTCTAAATATTATGAATATTCATTAAAAAGCTTTGAACGTGATGAAAAAGAAATTCTATTACCAGTTGCAAACCCTAGAACTGTAAAAGAATTAAAAGGCCCAGAGCCTACTAATAACGAATTAGAAGAAATACTAAAAGAAGAAGAAGAAGAATTTCTATCTCTAGAAAGTCCATCTAAAGTATATCATTAACCCTGATCATAGATAAATATACAGGTTGTCAAGGGTAAAGTCAATACTCTTTTTTATTTTTTAAATGACTCTTGACAATTACTGTTGTCTGGTGTACTATGAATTTAATCTATACGTAAAGGAGATATAATGGCTAGAAAAAAAGGTGCCCACTACGTAGATAACAAATTATTTTTAAGTGCAATGATTGAATGGAAAGATAAATGTAAAATTGCTGAATCAAACGGAGAAATAACACCACCTGTAACTAATTACATAGGTGAATGTTTTTATAAAATTGCAAATCATTTATCTTTTAGACCCAATTTTATTAATTACACTTATAGAGATGAAATGATATCTGATGGTATAGAAAACTGTTTACAATATGTTAAAAATTTTAATCCAGACAAATCTAATAACCCATTTGCTTATTTTACACAAATAATCTATTATGCATTTTTACGAAGAATTGCTAAAGAGAAAAAACAATCTCATGTAAAAAATAAAATAATAGAAAAAGCTAATGTAGAATTTTTTACTACAATGCCTAGTGATGAAAGAATTTATTCTATGCAAGGATTTGATCCAAATGCATTTTTACCAGAAGAAGATGTATATAAACCCAAAAAGAAAATAGTAAAAAAGAAAAAAGGTTTAGAGGAATTTATGGAGAAAGATACTTGAAATTAGCCATAATAACCGATACTCATTTTGGTGCAAGAAATGATAATCTTAATTTCAACGAATATTTTTACAAATTTTATGATGATGTATTTTTTCCTACTTTAAAAGAAAGAGGAATTACAACTTGTATCCATATGGGAGATGTTGTAGATAGACGTAAGTATATCAGTTATAGAATTGCAAATGATTTTCGTGAAAGGTTTGTTAATCGTTTTAAAGAAATGAATATTGATCTTCATATTATAATTGGTAATCACGATACTTATTATAAGAATACGAATGAAATAAATTCTATGGAAGAACTTGTTGGTTCTGATAGGTTTAAAATTTATACAGGCCCAGAAGTTGTAGAGTTTGATGGTACTCCTATTTTGTTTGTTCCTTGGATTAATTCAAATAATCACGAAATTTCAATGGATGCTTTAGAAACTGCAAATGCAGATATTCTTATGGGTCATCTTGAAGTAAATGGTTTTGATATGCATAAAGGACAACCAGCAGAAGGTAAGTTTGAAAAGAAACTTTTTCGTAGATTTGATACTGTATTCAGTGGTCATTTTCATCATAAATCTGATGATGGACAAATTTATTATCTTGGTACACCCTATGAATTATTCTGGAATGATTATCAAGATCCAAAAGGATTTCATATCTTTGATACTAGTACAAGAGAACTTGAACGTATTGTAAATCCACATACTCTTTTTGAAAAGATTTATTATAATGATGTAGATAATAATTATCAAAAACATGATGTATCAAAGTATAATGAAAAATATGTAAAGTTGATTGTAGTTAATAAGAAAGACTTATATCAGTTTGATATGTTTGTTGATAGACTATTAAAAGCTGATGCATATGAAGTTAAAATCATAGAAGATTTTTCAGAGTTAGATGCAAAGAATGTATCAGATGATATTGTAGAAAATACAGAAGATACTTTAACATTATTGGAAAAGTATATAGATGAATTAGATATTACTTTAGATAAGAAAAGATTAAAGAATACTATGAAGTCTTTATATAATGAAGCTCAAGATTTAGAACTGTGATTGTAAAAACTGTTGATTGGAGAGTAGCTACATTATTTGTACAAGAAAGGCATTATTCACCAGTAATGCCAAAACTAACTAAGCATTGGTTAGGTACTTATATAGATGATAAATTGATTGGAATTTTAACTTTAGGATGGGGAACACGGCCTGTACATACAATTAGAAAATTATTTCCAGAATTGGATACAAAAGATTATTATGAGATAGGAAAAATGTGTATGGATGAATCTATGCCTCGTAATTCTGAATCACAGATGTTATCCAAAACAATAGAATGGATGAAAAAAAATACACCAGATAGAAAATATCTCTACACTTGGGCAGATGGCATAGTTGGAAAGCCTGGGTATGTTTATCAATCTGCTAATTTTCTTTATGGTGGATTTATTTGGAGTGATGTATATGTTACAGAAGAAGGTGAAAAGATACATCCTAGAACTATGGGTAAATATATTAAAGGTGCAAGGCCAACTTTTGAAGAACGTAAGGAATTAAATATTTCTAGTGTATTTGGAAAACAGTTTAGGTATATTTACCCATTAAATAAAAAGGCAAGAAAATATTTGAAACAATCAACGTGTGAATGGAATACTAATTATCCTAAAGATAAAGATTTAGGATGGAAAATAAAACCAGTAGGTGAAAAGAGTTATGTTTATTCTGATACAATACCATTTGATTATGATGGTTCTAATACAAAATTTAATTCTCAAAATGTAGATAAAGTATCAGTAAAGTATGGAGTTGGAAATTTGGAGGCTTTTCTTTGATAATTTTTAAGTATGTGAGGTGGAAGAATTTTCTTTCAACAGGAAATCAATTTACTGAAATTCAATTAGATAGAAACAATACTACACTAGTTATTGGTGAAAACGGATCAGGAAAATCAACTATTCTTGATGCTTTATGTTTTGGTCTATTTGGAAAACCTTTTCGTAATATTTCCAAATCACAATTAGTTAACAGTATTAATAATGGTTCTTCTATTGTAGAAGTAGATTTTAAGATCGGTACAAAAACATTTAAGGTAATTCGTGGTATTAAACCAAATATATTTGAAATTTACATTAATGGTAAAATGTATAATCAAGATGCAAATATGAGAGATTATCAAAAATATCTAGAACAACAAATTTTAAAATTGAACTATAGAAGTTTTACACAAGTTGTTATTCTTGGTAGTTCTACATTCATTCCTTTTATGCAATTAAAGGCTCGTCAACGTAGGGAAGTTGTTGAGGATATTTTAGATATTCAAATTTTCTCATTGATGAATATGCTTCTTAAACAGAAATTAAAAACAATACAAGAACATCAAAGAGATGCAACTTATAACATAGATTTAACAAGTGAAAAAATTAATTTACAAAATAAGTATATTGAAGATGTTAAAAAGAATAAGAAAAAATTAATTTCAGAGAAAAATTCTCTTTTAAATAGTAATGAAGAAGAAATTCATAAAAGACAAAAGAAAATAAAAGAACTTGAACAAGCTAATGTTGAATTGGGGTTTAACACTACACACTTAACTGATACTACAGAAAAGGTTCAAAAACTTAAAGGTATTGATGTTACTCTAAAAGAGAAACGATCCTCAACAAAGAAGTATATTAAATTCTTTGAAGAAAATGATGATTGTCCTACTTGTGAGCAACACATAGACGAAACATTCAAAGAAAATATGATTATTACCAAGAAAGGTGAACATGATAAATTTGATTCTGGTATACAGGAATTATCAGAAGAATTGAAACGTCAAGAGGGTTTATTGGAAGCTATTAATAATTATATTGGTATGATACGAGAGAATGATGCTGAGATAGGGAAAATTGGTTATTCTATTAAAGAGTTAGAAAGATTTAATACTACTTTACAAGAAGAAATTAATAAATTACATATAGGTGAAGTTAATAAAGAAGATTTGGATAAAATTAAAGCTTTAAGGAAATCTTTAAAATCTTTTGAAAATCAACATCAAGGATTACGTGAAGAACAATCTTATGCTGAAGCAGCTCGTAATATGTTGATGGACACTGGTATTAAAACTAAGATTATTAAACAGTATCTTCCTATTATGAACAAACTAATAAACACCTATCTTACTGCAATGGAGTTTTACGTAAACTTTACTTTGAATGAAAATTTTGAAGAAACTATTAAGTCTAGACATAGAGATGAATTTACTTATGCATCTTTCAGTGAAGGTGAGAAGATGCGTATTGACCTTGCACTACTCTTTACTTGGAGAGCAGTTGCAAAAATGAAGAACAGCACAAATACTAATCTGTTAATTTTAGATGAAATATTTGATAGTTCTTTAGACTCTACAGGTACAGATGAATTTCTAAAGATACTCAATACTTTAGATGGTGAGAATGTATTTGTAATTAGTCATAAACAAGATGTACTTGTAGACAAGTTTAGAAGTACAATAAGATTTGAGAAGGTGAAAAATTTTAGTCACGTGGCAGAGTAATGATTTTATTTAGAATATTATTGATAACTATATTGAATGGTCAACCAGTTGATAAACAAGAAATTGCTATCTATGAAATTGAATCTACAGTTGAACATTGTGAAAAACATATAAAACCAGCTTTTGATAGAGTTTATGTTTCTAAAGATTCTCATAAAATGGAACTAAGAACAGTAACAGAATGTCTTAAATTATGATAGAGAATGAAATAAAACTGTTTATAAATGAAAATGTAAAACCTTATACAAGGTGGAAAGGAACTTGTATGGAAGGTTATCATAATTTAAGTAATAAAAAGAAAGGTGATTTAGGAGAAAAAATTGTATCTGATTTAATGGTTAGAAATAATATTTTGGTTTTGCCTTCAAATAAAGGTTATAATGGTACAGATGATAGATATATTGGTGGTTATGATACAGAAATAAAATTTAGTTTGTCTCAAAAAAATGATGATGAATTTATGATTAATCACGTTAAAAAAGATATTAAATGGGAGAGGTTTATTTTTTATGGTTGGAATTTAATTAAACCTCATAAAGTATATTGGTGTACAAGAAAAGATATGGAATTATGTTGGAAAGGTACAAATTGGTGGGGAAACCAAAGTAGTGATGCTGAAAAAATGCTTACAGGAAAAAATCTTATAAAATGGTTAAATTCTCCATTTGTTAGAGAGATGAGTGAATGGGATTCAGAGTGTAAGGTATATAATGGTTTGGAGGATTTTTATGGGTAAGAGATCTAACTTTAAAAGAATACCTAGAGACTTTTATCCTACACCGATAGAGGCTGTATATCCTCTTTTAGAACATCTAGAGGAAGATTTTCTATTTGCAGAACCATGTGCTGGTGATGGTGCTTTAATTGATCATCTGGAACGTAAAGGTGTATGTATGTGGGCAAGTGATATTGAACCACAAGCTGAAGGAATATTTGCATATAACTATGATCAAATTACAGAAGAAGAGCTTATAGAAGCAGAATATATAATTACAAATCCGCCATGGGATAGAAAGATATTACATCCTATGATTGATTTTTTTACATTAAAGAGAAAAACTTGGTTATTGTTTGATGCCGATTGGATGCATACGAAACAGAGTAAAAGCTACATAAGTATGTGTAGTAAGATTGTAAGTGTAGGCCGTATTAAATGGTTTGGTAATATGACAGGTAAAGATAATTGTGCTTGGTATCTATTTGATAAGAAAAATGAAAAACCTACAGAATTTTATGGAAGAATATAATGGCAATTTATAAATTAACAGATCCTAAAAACACAACTTTAACAATTCCTTTATCTGGAGTTAGTAAAGATCTAGATCGTCAAAAAATAAAAGATGATTTAATAGAAACTATGAAACATTATAGTGGTATAGGTCTATCTGCCAATCAATGTGGTATTTTAGAACGTGTTTTTGTAATGTATGGTGATTTCCAGAAAAGAGAAGCTATTGCTTGTTTTAATCCAAAAATTGTATACTCAAGTGTAGATACAGTTATTATGGATGAGGGCTGTTTGACATATCCTGGCCTGTGGTTAAAGGTTAAAAGACCAGCTACCATAGAAGTTGAATATGAAGATGAAAATGGTAAAGAATGGAAACATAAACTTGATGGTTTAGATGCCAGAGTATATCTTCACGAAATGGATCATATGGATGGTACGGATTTCACAAAAAGAGTATCAAAACTTAGATTAGATATGGCCAAAAAACGTAGAGCAAAACAACAAAAAAAATTGCTTGACATTTCCAAAAATACGTGATAGTAAAAATCGTTTAAAATCAATGACTTAGAAAAAAGTGACCGAATCTGTCACTTTTTGCTTGACAATCTCTCTTGAATATGAGATCATATAGATAATTGAGAGAGAGGATTCGTTATGATTTTTGAGATTAAAAATAAATCTGGTGAAACGGTTGCTGTGGAATCAGATTTTGGTAATGCTGCTGAGCATGAAATGGTTCTATCTGAAATGCATCCAGACGAGAAATTTACCATTGTTAAAGTAATGGTGTCGGAACATCCGATTCCTTGATAAAAATAAAGCTTGACAATTCTTCCCCAATGTGCGATCTTAAGATCATAGAGTGATTGATTCGGTGAAAAAATATGAAAACAAATAATGTTATAGAACGAAATTTGATTGCAAAACTTCTTGCTGAAGAAGATATTTTTGTGGTTCGTAAACAAATGCCTACTGCTTACTTTGATGTAAAAGCTCGTGAGTTGGGTCTTCCTATTTGGAAAGATAACACGATGGATGACATTGAAGAAGAGTTGTTGATTTGTCACGAAATTGGTCACGCTCTTTGGACTCCGTTAGATATGCTTGAAAAGTCATCTTTACGGAAACTTGAACATTCTGTAGTTAATGTTCTTGAAGATGCTCGTATTGAAAAGAAAGTTATGAACAAGTATCTTGGTTCTGTTCGTATTTTTAAGGATGGTTATAATTCTCTTAGTGAAAAAGATTTTTTCTCCATTAAAGGTAAAAAGTTAAATGCAAAAACTTTTAACTTAATTGACCGAATCAACTTATTTTTTAAGTTAGGTGATACTTCAATTGAGTTTCTTGAAAATGAAAAAATTTGGGTTAAGAAAGCTGGAGAAACAAAGACTCCAGAAGATGTTCTTGATCTTGCTGAAGAATTAATGAAATTTATGACAGAGAATCCAGAGTCAATGGGTGATTCTAGTGAAGGTGATTCAGATGAGTCTGGAGATTTTTCTGATGCTTCACCTATGATGGGAAGTGGTAGTTCTTCTTCTGGTGAAGAAGGTGAAGAATCAGAAGATGTTGGTAAAGCACTTGCTGATGCCATTGCTGAGGGTGATGGTGAGAAAATTAACGAATTAACAGAAACCTTAAAAGAATTAATGGAGAATGCTGAAAATGATGATAAGTCTGCTACTGATACTAACAGTAATGATGATGGTGACAACTTGGACTCTGATGGTACTTCTGGAAAAGAAGATGACGCTGAAGAAAGTTCCGATAAAGAAAACTTAGAAATTCCAGAAACAGATAATGATGTAATCACTGGTGGTGATAATAAATCTTCTGGTGCTGGTGAAATTCCGAAAGCAAAAACTGATTCTGCTTTTGGAGAAGCTTTGGAAAAAATTAGGGATAAAGATGCTTCAGATGTTGGATATGCTCGTATTCCAGATACTATTATAAAAGAAGCTACAGTTCCTTATAAAACTGTTGTTCAAGAAATGGGTGAAATTTACGAACCTAAATCTTCTGAACTTTATTTCACTGCTACAAAAACTGAATTAGAAGAAATGAAAAAAACTTCTAAAAAAACAGTTGCCTATATGGTAAAAGAATTTGAAATGAAAAAGTCTGCTGATCAGTATGCTCGTGCGGCTGTTTCAAAAACTGGTTCTTTGGATATGGGTAAACTTCATACTTACAAGTACAATGAAGATTTATTCAAGAAAGTTACCACATTGCCTGGTGCTACTAATCACGGTTTGTTTATGATTGTAGATTGGTCTGGTTCAATGGCTAGTAACTTAAAATCTACTATTTCACAGTTGTTTAATCTTGTATGGTTTTGTCGTAGGACAAAAATTCCTTTTGAAGTTTATGCTTTTTCTGATCAGTATGTCGGTGGTTATAATGAAAGAGATGAGTTTAAAGGATTTTCCAAAAATTATGGTGAAATGATTTTGACGCCAACTAAGATGTTAAATCTTTTTTCTTCTAAAATGTCTATTGATGAAGAAATGAAAGTTATGCATTATTTAATTATGTTTTCTAGTCAGTGGGGTTATCGTGATTGGAAAACTGAAGGATATCCTATCTATCATCGTGGAAAATATAATCTTGGTGGAACACCACTAAACGAGGCAATTATTGCTTCAATGAAATTAATTCCAGAATTTGTTAAAGAAACTGGTGTTCAGAAAATTAATACAGTTTTCCTTACTGATGGTGCTGGACATTGTAATTATGAAAAATATGATCATGGTGTTGATACGTATGAGAGAAGCTCTACATATGGAGAACAGATTGACAAACATTCTACTTTTGCTGGTTATGGTCATAGTAGTTATGTGATTACCGATCCTAAAACTAATAAAACAATTAGTAAAGAAAATCGTCATGACCAAACATCTGTATTTTTGGATTTATTAAGGCATCGTGTGCCAGAAATGAACATTGTAGGTTTCTTCATTGCTGGTAGTGGTAAGTCTGGAAAGGTTTCTGGAGATACTTTGAGGTATCTTGGTGATGGTTATAAAACTTCTAGTGATATTAAGAATATGTTAAAAACACTCAAGAAAGATAATGTTCTTGCTGTTAAAGAAAAAGGTTTTGATGAATATTACATCTTGCCAGGTGCTGGACAGTTAGAAGTTGAAAACTTTGAATTGGGAGAAGATTTAGTTGGTGCTTCAAAAGCAAAATTGAAAAGTGCTTTTTCAAAAAGTGCTAATGGAAGGATTTCAAGTCGCCCATTGTTAAATAAATTTATTTCAATGGTTGCTTAAAATAATGCTTGACAATCCTTATTGGATATGCGATCATACGATCATAATGAGAGAGAAAGGTAAATTATGTATTTAAGTCCACGAAAAAAACTGTTTGTTGAAACTGCATCTAAGATGTTTGGTGTCAATGCAACAATTTCAAAACAAAATGTACGAGAAGCGGCAGCTGAAGCTGGTGTTCCGTTTCCTAGTTGGTTCATAAAAGGGTTCAAAGCCCATTATGGTCATTTTACATTACCATTATTTGAGGGTGCTGTTGCTCCTGCTTCTGCTGTTTCAGCTCCTACTGAGTCACTAAATACTACTGTGAACTTAGTTGCCTCAACAGAGATTGAAAATTTAGTTCCTACTAAATTTGAGGGTTTTGTAGAGTGGGGTCATTTTTCTACTCTAACTAAAATCATTAAATCTGGATTGTTCTATCCAGTGTTTATTACTGGCTTGTCTGGTAATGGTAAAACTTTAATGGTTGAACAGATTCACGCTAAATTCAAAAAAGAATTGATTCGTGTGAACATCACTATTGAAACTGATGAAGATGATCTTCTAGGTGGTTTCCGACTCGTTAATGGTGAAACCAAATTCGTTCCTGGCCCTGTGATTGAGGCAATGGAACGTGGATGCACTCTGCTCCTTGATGAGTGTGACCTTGGTTCTAACAAGTTGCTTGCATTGCAGCCTGTCCTTGAGGGTAAAGGTGTTTACCTCAAGAAAGTGAACAAGTGGGTTACTCCTAAAGAGGGTTTCAACGTCATTGCTACTGCAAACACTAAAGGTAAAGGATCAGAAGATGGTCGGTTCATTGGAACTAACATTTTAAATGAGGCTTTCCTTGAGAGGTTTGCGATTACGATTGAACAGCCTTATCCTTCAGCTGCGATTGAAAAGAAAATCGTTGTTGGTGCTATGAAAAAGTACGGTAAAGAAGATGAAGCTTTTGCTACCAATCTTGTTACTTGGTCAGAAGTTATCCGTAAAACCTTTTTTGATGGTGGTGTTGATGAAGTTATCTCAACACGTAGGTTGGATCACATTGTAAAGGCATTTGCCATCTTTGGTGATAAAATGAAATCTATTGAATTGTGTGTTGCACGTTTTGATGAAGATACCAAAGCTTCCTTCATTGACCTTTATACCAAGATTGATGCTGGAATTGATGTTTCTAAAACTTCTGAGGATGATGACCTTGATGATGTTGAAGATGAAGATGCTTTCTAATAACTGACTCTCTCTCAAGTCAGCACTAAGGACTCTATTAACGAACTATCCAGTTGTTAATAGAGTCTTTTTTTAATTTTCATTAAAGTTGTTCACGTTTTGTTCTACTATCACTTTTTGGGAAAAAATATAAATAAAAAGAAAAATGGAGAAAATATGATACCTGTAATTGACTTGAATGATAAAAATGTAGTGGAGAAATTTAAAGAAACTTATACTACTATAGGATTTGCTGTTTTAACAAATCATTTTACTAAAGATGAACAACAATTATATAATAGTTGGTTTAAGATTATAAAAGAGTTTTTTGACTTGGATTTGGAAATAAAAAACCAATATGAGTTTGATATTAATGTTATGTGTGGGTATGGTTCTTTAGCTTCACCGATCAATGGTTTGGATTTAAGTGAAACTTTTAATTTTGGAAGAGGAAGAATACCACTCCATTTCTGGCCAAAAGAAATCTTAAATTTTAAAGAAACAGCTTTAGAGGCTACAAGTATAGCTGATAGTTTAAACTTAAAAGTATTAAGTATTTTTGATGAGGTAATAGGCAGACCAGATAAACCTCTGACAAATGCTCATAAAGAAAATTATACAACAACAAGACTTATACATTATCCAATTTATGATGGAGAACTTAGAGATGGCCAAGAAAGAATGGGTGAACATAATGATTATGGTACTTTAACTTTTTTATGGCAATTAGAAGATGTGCCTGGTTTAGAAGTTAAAGATTTAGATGGCAATTGGCATCCTGTACCTTATATTGAAAATGGTGTTGTTTGTAATATAGCAGATTTACTTCAAAGATGGACTAATGATTTTTTAAAGAGTACAAGACATAGAGTATTAAAATCTCATTTACATATACCACGATATAGTCTAACACATTTTATAGATCCTGCTCCTAATACAAGAATAGAAAATTTAATGAAAACTCCACCAATATATCCAGTTATAGAAGCATTAGATGTTACTGATTTATTTGCTGATAGATTATCAAAAGATGCTTCGGTTTTTGATTATAGGGGCAGAATAAAAGATGAAAATGGCTACTGGCTGTAATAAAAAAATTTAAAGGTACTTGACTTTTTGGGTTAAAAGTATTATATATAGATCATAAAGGCAATTCGTAAGTCCTTTCCAACGTGCTTTTTCGGTGATTTTGTGCCCTTGGAAAAAACAAAATCACCAATTAACTGTATCGCCATTATGGGATACAAAATAAATCTTGCTTATAGTAAAAGGAGATAAAATGATGGTAACTACTAAAGCACTTCCTTCCCTATGGGAAAATTTTAACACACTAACACCTCACGTAGTAGGTTTTGATCGTATGTTTGATATGTTGTCTAGAGACATAGATTCATATCATACAGGCGGCTTTCCACCTTACAATATCAGAAAAGAAGGCGAAAATATTCATGTAATTGAAATGGCTCTTGCTGGTTTCGGTAAAAAAGATGTTGAAGTGGAAATGTCAAATGGTACTTTAACAGTTCGTTCTGTTAAAGAAAAATCAGATGACGATGACTCTACTGTTTATCGTGGGATTGCATATCGCAAATTTGAACGTAAGTTTACAATTGCTGATGATGTAGTTGTTAATGATGCTAAATTAGAGAATGGTATGCTTCTAATTAGTTTAGAACGTATCATTCCAGAGGAAAAGAAACCTCGTCTAATTGACGTTAAATAATAAAAACAAAAAAGGGAACATAAAGTTCCCTTTTTTTATATTTTATAGTTTCTATTTTCATCCCAAGATTTATTATAGAAATGTTCTTGACCTTCCATCCATTTTTCTATTATGTTCAAAACATGACTATCTTTATTTTTAAATTCCATATAGTCTTTTATAAAAGTAAATGAATTTCCAGATACCGTAGGTTTATCATATATTTTTCTTTGTTGAGCTTCATGTGCAAATATAAAAAATCTTTCAATTCTTTTTTTATAATCACTATATTTACCTTTCCATCGTAAATCAGAAGAAGGATGAGACGGCACCATTTCACCTAATGACTCTGTATCTACATAATATCTTTCTGGATTCATAAAAACAGGCGTACCAGAAATTACAACCATTGGATGATCCATACCTACCATTCCTATTACATTTGGATATCTGGCAAACATATCTAATATATCAATACTCTCTTGAAAATCTTTATCTGTTTCTGTTGGAAATCCTACAAACATTAAAGGTATCATTCTAAGTTTATTTTTATTCATTTCATCTAAATGATATTCTATAGCTTCATTAGAAAAATACTTTCCTAATTCTTTTCTTACCTTTTCGCTACCAGATTCAATACCACAAGTTGGCTCTAAATAACCAGCTCCTTTCATTAATTCAAACATATTAGGTTTAATTTGATTTTTTTCTCTACATATAAATTGTCCATGAATTGAAAAACCAAAGCAATCTTGATAATTCTTATTATGTTTAGAAGATAAATAAGACTTAAATACTTTGAGAGAAGACCTATTCTTTTCTTTCCAATCACTTACTAGTTCCATCAATTTTAAAAATTCTTTATAATTACCATTTGTCAGACTATCAGTAAATTTAATTTGTTTTACATAAGGATATTTGTTATGTAAATATGTGATTTCTTCAAAAATTTTATCTGCACTTTTCCATTTAAATTTTTGCCATAATGTTGGTACATTACAAAATGCACATTTACGTACACAACCTCTGGAGCCTTTTATAAACAATGCAGGGCTTGGATATTTTTCATAATCAATATCCTCATAATCTGGAGTTGGTATATTATCTTGGTTTTCTATTGGTTTATGATCATATGAATTGATGCCAGGGTAATCATAATTTCCTTTTAAATATTCAACAACACTAATTTCAGCATCACCAGAAATATAATCATCTATTAAATTTGATTCTTTCAGATCATCAAAGAAACTTTTTTTCGGTGGAGTTATGCCATGTGTATAAAATAATGCTTGCTTAGCATTTGATGCTATAACAGGCCCTCCTATAATAATTTTTACTTTTGGATTTATATTTCTTATTTCTCTAGTCACAATTAAGAGGTTTGGATATGTCCATGTAGAAAAAACAGATATACCTATAATTTTTGGATTGATTTTTTTAATTACTTCATCATAAAATTTGTGAAAATATAGGATATATATATCTTCAATATCTTTAATGTCATCTGATAATAGTGTTCTATCCATTATATCCCAAATATGACTCAAAGATGTATCTTTAGTTTGATTATATAACCACTCATTAAAGTCAATAGCTTTAGCAGAAAATCCAGCTTCCTTAGCACAAGCTGTTAATTGTGTTATTGCCAGAATAGGCCCTTTAACTTCTAATTTGGGTATAGATAAAAATATGATATCTGTCATTTAAATTCCAGAACTCAAATCTAAGAAATCTCTGACATGAATTTGCCATATGGTTTGTAAACAATTTTTATATTGTAATTCACTTAAATATGAAAATCTTGGATCATTGTTTACAATCCTTTTAAGATATTTATCTAATTTAACGCTGCCAGGATTTTTGGAGTCCAAAACAGAGACACTAGTTAAAAAACATATTCTTTTAGCACCTTGAGAAAATGCATAGTCTATTTGATAAGGTAGAGTGTAAGTTAGTAATCCAGAACCTTGTATTATTGTTTTGTTTTTTGGAAAGTATTTTCCTCTATATTTTTTAAGTGTTCCTGTTCTTTTAAAAACAAGATATGTATCTTCATAATAATCACAAAAATTAACAGTATGACTTACCCCAGCTATTTCATCATCAACATAAACTAAAAATAAAGAGTTATTTAATGGATAATCATTTATATTTTTTTGATTCTGCATACTATCCATTTCTGCCTTTAAAGTAAATTTTAAAAGATCGTTATAATGATTATCGTTATACTGTACTACTTTCATCCTAATATTCCAACTATATGTATTCTATCTTCTTTAGAAGCATTTAGTGCTGTATGCATTTTTGTTGTATCAACAATGTAAGAGTAACCATCAGCTGGTAAATGAAATTGAACACCATCTACTAGCAAGAAACAATGTGGGTTTGTTTTAATTGGTATATGGAGTCTCTTAGTTGTATCATTATGCCAATAATAACAATAGTGAGAAGGTAAACGCATTAGTCTTGTTCTTGTTAAAGATTCTTTTTTCATTAATTCATTTATATAAGGAATATCGTATAATGGAATATTATATTCATGCTCTTTATTATCTACATCCAAATAGTTTTCTGACATAGGATCACAACCTACTTCTTTTCCTTGTAGATAAATCTGTTTATCAAATTTTGGTAAAGTGTTTATTTCCTCTTTAATCCAATCAAGATCAATTTTTTTATGTTTTTCCCACATTATATTATTTTTTCCTTGTATTTTTCTATTACATTTTTAGTTCTTAATTCAATTTCTTTTCTATCATCAATAGTAAGTTTTGATGTTTGTTCTGGTGTGTATCCTAGATTTCGTAATCTATTATAAAAAGTAAAACCAGAAATACTAGTTATTGGTGTATTTACAATATCTATAGCTTCATCATATGTTAGGTTGTCATTATACCATTTTCCATTCTTGTCTATAGTATAACCAAATTTTGAAGGATTAGAACCAAGAATACTTTTTTTACCTAAAGAAAGAACTTGCATACTCCAGTTATCTATAGGACTATTTTTTAACCATTTTACAGAATCTTTTAAAGTTTCTTTTGTTTCATATGGTAGGCCTGCTATGAAGCCTAGTGAAATTTGTAATTCTGGATATTGTTTTTTAATATCTAGCAGCCCTTGCTTAATTTTATCTGGATGCATACCTTTACCTACAAATTTTCCAGATTTATGATTAAAACTTTCTATTCCAAAGAATACACTTTTCATACCACTTTCAATTAATTGTGGTAATGTTTCTGGTCTTGATAATATAAGATCAAGTCTTGCGTATGTGCTAAATTCAATATCAAATGGTAATTTTTTAATCATATTATTAAAAGAAGAAACTTTTTCTGGACTATCGTTATAAGTATCATCACAAAACATATATCCTGTAGTTCCAAATTTAATCCAATTTTCCATCAATTCTTGTTTTACAACTTCTGGACTTTTGCAAAATTCCCATAACTTTTTACCATTTAAATTATATGAACAAAATTTACATTTAAAAATACAACCTCTTGCGATTTCTATAGGTAAATGTTCTCCTTCAAAAATATTATCTTTAGTTGTCCAATTTATTTTACTTTGTGTAAAGTCAAAATTTTTGTTAAATTTTATTTCTCCCTCACCATAAATATTTTCAACATTAGAAAATTCATTTTTTACTTTTGATCCACCTATGCAAATTTTTAAACCTAAACTTTTAATATAATCAAACAGTTCATCAGCTTCCACTTTTGATAAACCAATGCAAGTAGTTTCTTTTATTTTATTTGTAGTTTGAAATCTATTAAGAAAAACATCAAAGTTTCTAGGGGCTAGGAATGTACTACTAAATCCTACCCATTCGGTGTTTTTTCTTTTATGCTTTCTGATAATATCTTTTAGTTCTTTAATAGTATATGACATCATATAGTCAATAATAGTAACCTCATTTCCACTATTTCTAAGTTCTGTAGCAAGTCTATATGTTCCAGCATATTTTCCTATGCCAAGACTACCATTAATGTCCGTAAATAATATGCAATGCATCACAATCTTTCCTAAAGGTGCCATCAAGTCTTAAACAAAAGGTAGCATCAGCTACACCATCACTTCCATGTTCTTGATTTTCATCAAACCAAGCACAAGTACAATCTGGATAATACTTTTTATCTCCATCTTTAATCCAAAAACGCATAGCATTTTTATCTATTGTTAACCATAACATATCTGGTTTGTTTGCATAGTTATCATCAATACTATCTCTATGTGCTGTTAATTTAGCAAAAGAATTTAAAATAAATAATTGTATTCTGCTCACTTCTTTAAACGGAGATTTATTTTCTATCCAATCAATTAGGTTTGGAAAATGTTTAGCATTTTCAGTATATTTAGAGCCAAGTTCTGTATGTCTAGTATGATATGTTTTTGGTATTTTAATATGCAAGTTCTCTACAGGGTAGTGTATCTTATAATAGTATTTAATATACTCTCTAATCTGATCATGATCTAAATCCTTTAAATAATCTGAATCTTGTTCTTTAAACAAATTCTCAAATTCATAAGGATGTTTTAAATCTGGATAGCCTTCTATTCCTGTTGCTCTACTGCCAGGATGGCACAATCCTTTTCTACCTTTACTAATACCTATACATATTTCTCTAGCAGCTGAAGAAATAAAGCTATCAATATCTACGTATTCATCTAAATTTATAAACATGGTTAAAAATATTTAGGGGGGTAAAGAAATAAAAAAAGGTACTTGACAAATTAATTGAGTTAGTATAGTATAAGTAATATGTACAAATACAGTGAAGACAAAACTCTTTCAGAATTGAAAGAATACATTGATTCTACCTATGAATCACATTACAGTAAAAATAAATTTCAGGCAACTGAGTTCATCATTGATGGAGGCCACGGTGAAGGATTTTGTATAGGAAATATTTTGAAGTATGCTCAAAGGTATGGAAAAAAGAATGGCAAAGACCGAAAGGACTTGCTAAAAGTTATACACTATGGTATAATTGCACTACACATAAATGATATGGAGAATATAGATAATGAATCTAAGTGAACAAACAGTTTCTATTTTAAAGAACTTTTCATCAATAAATCAAAACCTCTTGGTAAAACAAGGTAAGGTTATTAATACAATGTCAGCAATGAAAAACATTGTTGCAAAGGCTGAAGTGGAAGAGGAATTTCCAGTTGAGTTTGCAATTTATGACTTAAATGAATTTTTGTCTTGTTTATCAATTTTTTCAAAACCAGAGTTAACTTTTGAAGATGGTTTTGTTATTATAAATGAAACAGGGTCAAAAGGTAAAAAACTCAAGTATTGGTTTTCAGATCCATCTGTAGTAACTTCCCCTAGTAAAGACCTTGTAATGCCTTCAGTAGATGTTACATTTCCTTTTTCTAGTGATATACTTTCTGAAATAACCAAGGCAGCAGCAGTTATTAATGCTCCAGATATGGTTTTGGATGGTGTAGAATTACGTGTTACAGATAAGAAAAACGATACTGCAAATAACTATTCAAGACAGTTAGATGTTTCTACTGTAACTTCTACAAATAGTGTATATAAATTTTGGTTTAAGGTTGAAAACTTAAAGGTTTTGCCTGGAAATTATGATGTAGAAGTTTCTGCCAAAAAAATAAGTCACTTTGTAAATTCAGTTTTACCAATACAATATTGGATTGCCTTAGAACCAGAATCATCTTACGGAGAATAAAATAATGAGCTCATTTTTGTGGGTAGAGGAATATCGTCCTAAAGATGTAGAGTCCTGTATACTCCCTTTGGGCCTTAAAGATACCTTTAAGGAATTTATTAAACAAGGAAATATACCAAACTTAATATTGTCTGGTGGTTCTGGTGTAGGTAAAACAACCATTGCAAAAGCAATGCTTGATGAATTAGGTTGTACCTATATAATGATAAATGGTTCTGAGGAATCAGGCATTGATGTTCTTAGAACTAAAATCAAAAACTTTGCTTCTACGGTATCTCTAGAAGGTGGTCGTAAATACATTATTCTAGATGAAGCAGATTATTTAAATCCACAATCTACTCAACCAGCCTTACGTGGGTTCATGGAAGAGTTTCATAAAAATTGTGGATTTATTTTTACGTGTAACTATAAGAATCGTTTGATAGAACCTTTACACTCTCGTTGTAGTGTAATAGAGTTTATGATTCCTAATTCTGAAAAACCAAAACTCGCTTCTGAATTTATGAAAAGAGTTGTGGATATTTTAGAAAAAGAAAACGTCAAATTTGATGAAAGAGTTGTTGCAGAACTTATTAATAAATTCTTTCCAGATTGGAGAAGGGTATTAAATGAATTACAAAGATATGCTCCATCTGGTACAATTGATGCTGGTATACTAGTTAATATTGCCGAAATAAATATTAAAGAGTTAATGCACTCTATGAAAAATAAGGAGTTTACTAATGTTCGGAGATGGGTTGTTGATAATCTTGACATGGATCATGTACGTCTTTATCGCCATATTTACGATAGCTTGTATACTTTTCTTGACGGTAGTTCTATACCTCATGTTGTCGTTATATTGGCTGAGTACAGTCACAAGGCAGCATTTTCCGCCGATCAAGAGATAAACCTTCTTGCTTGTTTGACAGAAATAATGGCAAGGGGAAAGTTTAAGTGACCATAGATGTATATGATGATGTTTTAGAAGAACATAATGCTATTTTGGTTGATGATTGTGTTAAACAAATATCTTGGAAATATGATTATCACTCCAATAATAAAAAGGTAAATAAACATTGGCACGTTTTATGTGGCCACAACAAAAAAGAATGTGAAGATTCTGGATTTGATTGGGCTCATAATATGTTTGAAATGTTTAGTCATACATTAGGATTTAATGAAAAATATTCTATAGAAGATTATGTGAGAATTTATTGCAATGCTCATACACACGGTATAGAACCACATTTACATAAAGATGATGGTGATTTTACTATGATATTCTATCCTAGAATGTATTGGAATACAGATGAATGGGGTGGTGGTACATTAATTGATGGCCAACTAGTTCCATATAAGAGTAATAGGTTGGTAGTATTTGATGCTAAATTAGAACATAAAGCTATGTCAGTTTCTAGAGAGTGTTATGAACTTAGAACTTGTGTAGTTTTTAAATGTAATATAAAAGGAGCCAATCATGTATGAGTTAAAAGTTCCTAATGGAACATATAAATCCGATAATTTATTTTGGTTATTTGTAGCTGTATTTCGTCATAGATTCCACCATTTAATTAAAGATAGGAAATGGATGGACTAATGTTAGTCCAAACTCTTTTTGGTCTTGAAGAAATAGAAGAAACTAAACAATGTATAAAATGTTTAGAAGTAAAACCTTTTGCAGAATTTCAAGCTAGATCTTATAATAGACAAGGAAATCCTTCTGAAATACGAAATGATTGCAAAAAATGTCAAAGAAAAGAAAGTAAAGTAGTTCAAAAATTAAAGAAATATCATTCTGTACCATCAGAAGATAAAGAATGTATTGGTTGTGGTGAAAAAGAAAAAGATAAACGGATGAGAATTAATCCTAGAAGAAAAACTTTATGGACTGCTGATCATGATCATAAAACTGGTAAATTTCGTGGCTATTTGTGTGATTATTGTAATACTATATTAGCAAGAGCTAATGATGATTCAGAAACACTAATAAGACTTGCAAAATATTTAGAGAAACATAAAAAATGTATGAATTAAAAGATTATCTTAATTCCATTAATTATTCAAAAAAACCTATAATGGATACCGAAGATGAACAGTGGGAAAAGAAATATCCTGCTTTTATCGTAAATAAATGTATTGCTCCATTTCCAGATACTATTCAATTAGTTAATGAAATGAATATAAACCACCACCTAGATAAGAAACTCCAGTTTGATTTTTTACTAAATAGTATTAGACCAAGAAAAAGATATACTCCTTGGATGAAGGCGAAGAAATTAAAGAATCTTGAGTATGTTAAAGAGTTTTATGGATATAATAATGCAAAAGCAAAGGTGGCTCTTAGTATACTAACCGATGATCAAATTTCTGCCATAAAACAAAAAATGAATAAAGGTGGAAGAAATGGAAGAAGTTAATTGGACACAGGAGCAAATGTTAGAGGTCGGGCTCAAGGAGCCCGATGATTTTCTAAAGGTACGTGAGACACTATCACGTATCGGTGTAGCTTCAAGAAAAGAAAGAAAATTATATCAATCCTGCCATATACTACATAAGCAGGGAAAATATTTTATTGTGCATTTTAAAGAGTTATTTGCTCTTGATGGCAAGAAAACAAATTTATCAGAAAATGATATTGCACGTAGAAATACAATTGCTAAATTACTTAGTGATTGGGGTTTAATTATTGTTAAAGAAGAACCTAGTTTAGTGGCTCCATTAAGCCAAATAAAAATTTTAACCTTTCAAGAAAAGGATGAATGGGAGTTAGAAACCAAATATAATATTGGTAAAAAGAAAGAGGCCTAATGGAAAAGTTTAAGTCCTTTATTACGGAAGAAGTAAAAGATAAAATAACTGCTCTCATTTTAACAAGTTCTAAATCTAAAAAACCAGAACTTGTTACAGGAATGATATTGGAAGAATGTGGTAAATTAGGCCTGCCCTGTTACCCTGTTGTTGTGTCTGAAGCATGGATTGCTGATAACGATATTGAAAGGGGTACGGTAAAAATAAAAAATTATGATGGTAATGAAAAAGACATTGATATTACAACTTCTGAAACTGTAGTATTTGTTCGTGCTGGTAGTTTAGAAACAGAAATTGGACTTGCACTTTTAGGAACACTACAAAATGCTGGATGTTTCATGATTAATGATCGTGATGGAATGTTAACTTGTGATAATAAAATGTCAGCTTATACAGCATTTGAACGTAATGGTGTTAATACTCCACGAACATCATTAGTGAATAATGTTAAAAGTGTTGAAGATGCACATAAACGTATTGGTGGTAGATTTCCAGTAATTATTAAAACAGTAACAGGAACACAAGGTATTGGTATATCTAAAGTTAATGATATGGAATCTATGGTATCTGTTATTCAATCTCTTTGGAAATATAATGCATCACTTATTATTCAAGAATTTTTAAAGATGGATTTTGATGTTAGAACAATAGTTATAAATGGTCGTATTTGTGCATCAACAAAGAGAATAAAACCTCCAAAAGATTTTCGTTCTAATAGACATAGAGGTGCTAAAACAGAACCATATAAATTGAGTGAAGAAGAAATAAAAGTTTTATTGTCAGCTGCTAGAGCTACTGGTGCTTATATGGTTGGAGTAGACCATGCTGTTGTAGGTAATAACATTTATGTTTTGGAGTGTAATGGTTCGCCAGGATTACGTTCTAATTTTCAAAGTTATGATATTACACAAATACCACAAGTTCCTTCAAAAGAAGAAAAGGTTGTTAAATTCATTTTACAATATTTACAAAATCCAGTTCATCGTAAACATAAATTTAATTTAGAAGCTGGGTATCATGAAACATTAGATATTGAAGGATACGGGCCTATTCGTGCAAAATTTGATACTGGTAATGGTACAAAAGCATCTATGTTTGTTGTAGATAAAATGGATGTTTCTGGTAAAAATGTTAAGTGGGAAAAAGATGGTAAAAAATTTAATAGTAAAATTATTGGTGTTTCCCATCCACAACACGTAGATAAAATTGATGAACGTCCTATAGTAACTGTTAATATTAAGTTTAATAATATGAAATATATGGATGTACCGATTGGTCTTACAACAAAAGATTCGGCTAGTACATTTCTTATTAATAGAGATTTGTTAACTAGATTTAGGGTTTCTGTCAATCCAAATAGAAAATTTGTTTTATCTAGTTGGAGTCCTAAAGGTGATATGACAGATAGTACTTGACTTTTATTATATAATGTGATATAAACATAATATGAACTTTTATACAAACGTGCTCCAATGGGGCAATCAACTCTTTATACGAGAAGTAAGAAACGGACAACGTATTAACCGAAAGGTTAGATATGAGCCGACATTATTTGTTCCTACTGCTCAAGAATCTCCATATAAAACATTAAATGGTGAAAATGTAGCACCTAGAAGTTTTCATTCTATAAAAGATGCAAAAGAGTTTATAGAAAGTAGAAAAAACCAGCCTGAATTGGTATATGGTAATAATCAATATGCCTATAATTATATTTCAGATAACAATTCTGGAGTAGTTGAATGGGATATGGAAAAACTTTTAATAGTTACTCTTGATATAGAAGTTGAATGTGAAAATGGTTTTCCTGCTGTTAGTACAGCTATAGAACCAATGCTATCTATTACAATTAAAAATCATCAAAATAAAAAGATTATTGTTTGGGGATTAAACCCATTTAAAACTGATCGGAAAGATGTTGATTATAGATTGTGTAAAAATGAAGAAGATTTGCTCGGACAATTTCTAAAAGATTGGGAGTTATATTGTCCAGACATTATTACAGGTTGGAATACAGAATTTTTTGATATTCCATATCTCGTTAATCGTATTAAAAAGGTTTTAGGAGAAGATCAACTTAAACGTCTTTCACCTTGGAAAAGTGTACAACAACGAGAAGTTTATCAAATGGGCCGAAACCACCAGATTTATAATATACAAGGTATTTCTGCTTTAGATTATTTTGATTTGTATCGTAAGTTTACATACACAGCACAAGAATCTTACAGATTAGATCATATTGCAAAAGTTGAACTTGGAGAACAAAAAGATGGAAACCCTTTTGATACTTTCCGTGAATGGTATACTAACGATTATCAATCTTTCATTGAATATAACATCAACGATGTTGAACTTGTTGATAAACTAGAAGATAAGATGAAGTTGATTGAATTGTGTCTTACAATGGCGTATGATGCAAAAGTCAACTTTGTTGATGTTCTTGGTACTGTTCGGTATTGGGATGTTTTAATATATAATTATCTTAGGAGTAAAAACATTGTTATTCCTCAAAAACAAACAGCAGATAAATCTGCTCAGTATGAGGGAGCATATGTAAAAGATCCTATTGTTGGTATGCATAAGTGGGTAATGTCATTTGACTTAAATAGTCTTTATCCACATTTAATTATGCAATACAATATTTCACCAGAGACTCTTATTCCTTCTGATAAAGAAGCACCAGAAAAAATGGTAGATAAGATTCTTGAAGGTAAAATTAAAAACGATACAAAGTATTGTATGGCCCCAAATGGTGCATTTTTTAGGAAGGATAAAAGGGGGTTTTTACCAGAACTTATGGAGACAATTTACAATGACAGGGTTAAATATAAAACGCTATTATTGGAAGCTAAACAAAAATTTGAAGATACTAAAGACGTTAGGTTTCTCAAAGACATCTCACGTTATAACAACATCCAAATGGCGAAGAAGATTTCACTCAATTCAGCGTATGGTGCTATTGGGAATAATTGGTTTAGGTATTTTGATCTTAGAAATGCTGAAGCTATTACAACAAGTGGTCAGTTATCTATACGATGGATTGAAAAAGCTCTTAATGCCTATCTTAACAAAATTATGGAAACAGATAATGAAGATTATGTTATTGCTTCAGACACGGATTCAGTTTACATTACGTTTGAGAAATTTGTTAGCGTGGTCTTTAAGGAAGGAACGGCAACTGAAACAATCGTCAATTTCTTGGACAAAGTTGCAAAAGAGAAGCTTGAACCTTTTATTAATAAAAGTTATAAACTTCTCGCTGAACAAATGAATGCTTATGACCAGAAGATGTTTATGGCCCGTGAGGTTATTGCTGACAGAGGAATTTGGACTGCTAAGAAAAGATACGTTTTAAATTGCTGGGATATTGAGGGTGTAAGATATAAAGAACCAAAATTAAAAATAATGGGCATTGAAGCTGTTAAAAGTTCTACTCCTGCTCCTTGTAGAGAAAAGATTAGAGATGCAATGAATATTATTATGAATGGTAATGAGAAAGAATTGAATACATTCATACAAGAGTTTAGAGAAGAATTTATGACTTTAGAACCAGAAGATGTTGCATATCCTAGAAGTTGTAATGGTGTAGGTAAATGGGAAGGTTCACATGAACTTTGGAAGAAGGGCGCTCCAATTCATGTTAAAGGCGCCTTGTTATATAATTATTTAATTAAGAAAGAAAAGTTGCAGAATAAATATGTTAATATACAAGAAGGTGATAAAGTAAAATTTTTACATATGAAACAACCAAATCCCTTTCATGCAACTGCATTTAGTTTTCCAGCAAAATTTCCAAAGGAACTTGACATTAGAACCAAAATAGATTATGATGTTCAATTTGAAAAGAGTTTCGTTGAACCTTTGAAATTTATAACAGAAAAAATGAATTGGTTGATTGACTCAAGTTATGGAGCTCAAGGTAGTTTAGAGGATTTCTTTTAATGAGATTATATGATTTATTAAAAAATAGCGTTGACCATACAGGGTTGCCTGTAATGAATAGTTCACAGTTTATTGCAACTACTGAAAAATATGGCAAAGAAGAATTTAGGAAAGTCCTTGCAGAATTTATAACTAAAGAAAAACCACCATATCCTCTTAAAAAATTCAATCAAGAAAAAGTTGTTCAGAATTTTCGCAAATTACAAAAAGCAGACTATACAAATTATATTGACAAGTCTGGTAAAGAAGTTTTAGAAAAATATGATGATTATTCTTATCCCTATAGTAAATATGGATTAGGGGTTATTGATGCACCTTCCACATTTAATTATGTAAGTGATTCTTTTATGAATGATTTACGTATGGCTTGTGGTTCATATGGTTTCAAATCTCCTATTGAAAGATGGAACGAAGGTGATAATATATGGGGTGTATTTGGGCCAATATGGAGAGGTGTTAATGATAGCAAATCTTTAATACCAGAAACATATACTATGGCATTTAGATTAGGAACATATATTGCTACACAGTTTAAACCTATTGTTGCAAAAACCTTCTATGAAATGTGTGATGCAAAAACTGTACTAGATACATCTATGGGTTGGGGTGATAGACTTACTGCATTTTATGCTTCAAATGCAACACATTATATTGGTTGTGATCCAAATCCAAACACATTTGAACGATATAAGAAAATGATAGAGTTTTATGATAAACTTACTGGTGGTAAAAAAACAGTACAAATGTATAGGTGTGGTGCAGAAGATTTGCCTTGGGATAAGATTAAAAATGTAGATTGTGCTTTTACAAGCCCACCATATTTTTCTACAGAAAGATATAATGAGGGTGGAGAACACGAAGAAGATCAATCTTGGTCAAGATATGATACTTATGAGAAGTGGAGAGATAACTTTTATTTACCAGTTTCACAAAAGAGTTTTGAATCTTTAAGTGATAAGGGATTTTTATTGGTTAATATTTTAGACCCAAAAGTTAAAGGAAAAAGATATCATTCTGGTGATGATTTGGTAAATTCCTTAAAGGAACATTTTATAGGCCAAATAGGTATGAGGATAATGCAAAGACCTCAAGGTAAAGCAGTATTTTCTGATGATGAAGGTAAGTTTGATAAACAAAAATTAAATGAATTTATGAATAAAATTTATATAGAAAATGTATGGTGTTTTGGTAAAGATAAAAATTTTGATTTGTTTAGACACACTAAAACTGGAACATTAGAGGAATTTTTTACATGATATATGAAGAAGATTGTCGGACTACATTAGAAAGAAATATAAAGTATGATTATGTATTGACTTCACCACCAGATTATGCAGAATTAGATATTGACCCTAAGACAAATGCATGGGATTTATTTTTAAATGATTGGATGAGTCTACTGTCGCCAAAAAAGAATTTAGTTACTATATGTACAACGGATAGAAAAGCTGATGGAAAAATTTATCCTAAACATATAAAAATTATAGATGTTATGGAACAGAATGGATGGTTTCTAAAATCTAAAAAAATATGGGTTAAATCATATAAAGTAAATATGTTTAGAATGAATTATATGAATTTACTTACTTTTGCCAAAAAACCTTTTAAAGTAAAAAACCCTCATGATCCAGATGTTATATACGATGAAAAATCTACAGTTATAAAAGGATTTAAATTTGGTATGTCTTTAGAGGTTTGTAAGAAATTAATATTAAACCATACAGAAGAAGGGGATATAGTATATGACCCATTTATGGGAAGTGGAACTACAGCTATAGCAAGCTTTGATACAAATAGAAAATGTTTTGGTAGTGAAATAAATCCAGAATATGTTACAATAGTAGAAGAAAGAATAGGACTAGGAGAATTTATAAATGACTAATTTTGATCGTGTACATGAATTTATGCAGACATTCGGCCAAGAAATAAAAACAAAAGCTGAGTGGCCAGATGAAAAGATATGTGACCTTAGAGTAGAATTAATTGCAGAGGAACTACGAGAATTATCAGATGCTATATATAATAAAGATGGTACTTTGGTTGATGTTGCTGATGCACTTACTGACCTACTTGTTGTTGTATATGGTGCTGGTCATGCATTTGGTATAGACCTAAATGAATGTTTTAAGGAAGTACACCGTAGTAATATGAGTAAGTTGGGTGAAGATGGAAAACCAATTTATAGAGAGGACGGTAAAGTTCTCAAAGGCCCTAATTATAGTGAGCCTGATTTGAAGGAGATTGTGAATGAGTGATTTTTTAAAACAAATAATTAAAGAAACAGGTAATGAATTTGCTTCTATTGTAGAAGATGGAGTAGAGGCTGGTGATGTAGAGGACTTTATAGATACAGGTTCTTATATTCTAAATGGACTATTATCTGGTTCTATATATAAAGGATTGCCTGCAAATAAGATTACAGCATTTGCTGGTGAATCTGCTACAGGTAAAACTTTTTTTGTGATGGGGATTTGTAAGAATTTTCTAGATTCAAATCCAGATGCTGGTATTATCTATTTTGAATCAGAAAGTGCAATTACAAAACAGATGGTAGTTGATAGAGGAATTGATCCTAAAAGAATGGTTATTATGCCAGTAACTACTGTACAGGAATTTCGTACACAATCATTGAAAGTTCTAGATTCTTATCTAGCACAAAATGAAGCAGATCGTAAACCTCTTTTTCTCTGTTTAGATTCTCTTGGGATGTTATCAACTACTAAAGAAGTGGAAGATACAGCTGATGGTAAAGAGACTAGAGATATGACAAGAGCTCAAGTTTTAAAAGCTGCATTTAGAGTTTTAACATTAAAACTAGGAAGGGCAAAGGTGCCAATGGTCGTAACTAATCATACTTACGATGTTGTTGGTAGTATGTTCCCCACAAAAGAAATGGGTGGTGGCTCTGGACTTAAATATGCTGCTTCGTCTATTATTTACTTATCTAAGAAAAAAGAAAAAGAAGGAACTGAGGTAATTGGTAATATCGTGCATTGTAAAAACCATAAATCTCGTTTGACAGTAGAGAATAAAATGGTAGATGTTAAAATTACATATGATAAAGGTCTTGACAAATATTATGGACTTTTAGAACTTGCTGAAAAACACGGTATATTTAAAAAAGTTTCTACACGGTTTGAATTACCAGATGGTTCTAAACAATTTGGTAAAACAATTTTGAATGATCCAGAAACTTATTTTACTGATGAAATTATGGCACAGTTAGAGGATTGTGCTGGTATAGAGTTTAAATATGGGTGAATCTCAATTTATAAAAGTATATTCTGAGGTTTTAGAAAAATCATTATGTAATGATATTATCAATCTTTATGAAAAATTGTGGAAAGAGCAAACAGACTATATTAAACAAATGAGTCTATGTTATGATACAAAAGGAAATAAAACTTGTGGAGCTTGTGATTGTCAAAGATTAGACATAATGCAACACGAAGAATTTCAACCTATCATAAACAATGTAGTAAATTATTTACAACAACTCATAAATTTTTATAAAGAAGATTGTAATATACATTCAGCACAATGGCCTAAAAATTTTGGATTTGAAAATATAAGAGTAAAGAGATATATGCCAGATGGTATACAACAGCATGATGCACACGTTGATGTGGAAAATAAAGGTTCAGCTAAAAGATTTCTTTCAATTATATGTTATTTAAATGATGACTTTGAAGGTGGAGAAACATCCTTTCCACATTTCAATACTAGAACTAAAGTTGCAACTGGAACTGTATTGTTGTTTCCTTGTTCATGGAGTTATCTACATAAAGGTAATCCTATTTCTAGTGGCAATCCAAAGTATGTTTTGGGCACATTTTTGAATTATGTTGATAGTCAAAAATTAAATAGAATTGGTGATAAAACTTTAGGAACAAAGGGAATATAATGTCTGAAATTTTTAGTATACCAGATAGTAATGTTGGTTATCAATATATTTATAGAGAGGATGACAAACATAGTTGTATAGGCATCAAGGGTGGAGAGTTTGAAGGTGTTGTTTATAAATATGGTAAAGTCACATTATCTGAAAAAGAAAATTCAGATGGAACATTGCCTTTTCGGTTTGAGTATGATATAGTAGATAATAACGGAATCAAAAGAGAAAATTTTTCTGATGAGTTTTTTAATCTTATTGGAGATATTTTAGTAGATATAATTGAAAGGGAAGATTTTGTTGGAAAACCAAACGATTGAGAGAACAACACTAAGTCAATTAGTCTATAATGAAGAATATACTCGTAAAGTTTTACCTTTTTTAAAAGGAGAATATTTTTCTGATAAAATTGAAAGAACAATTTTTGAAGAAATTCAAACATTTGTAGAGAAGTATAAAAGTGTTCCTACACAAACTTCTTTAGAAATTGAAGTTCAAAATCGTAAAGATTTGAATGAGGGTGATTACAAGAAAGTAATTGATGTAATTAAGACATTGAAATCTACAGAAGTAGATTTTGATTGGTTGGTTGATACAACTGAAAAATTTTGTAAAGATAAGGCGATTTATAATGCGATTGTTGAAGGTATTCAAATCATTGATGGAAAAGATAGAAATAGAGATGCTGGAGCTATACCGAGCCTTCTCACTGATGCCTTGGCTGTGGGTTTTGATACTCACATTGGCCATGATTATGTGTTGGATTCAGATTCCAGATATGACTTTTACCACAAGGTAGAGGAAAAGATTCCATTTGATTTGGAATTTTTTAATAAGATAACAAAAGGTGGACTTCCACCTAAAACACTAAACATTGCTCTTGCTGGAACTGGTGTTGGTAAGAGTTTGTTTATGTGTCATATGGCTGCAAATTGTATGTCACAAGGTAAGAATGTTTTATATATTACTTTGGAAATGGCAGAAGAAAGAATTGCAGAACGTATTGATGCAAACCTTATGAATATTTCTATGGAAGATTTATATGCTCTTCCTAAAAAGATGTTTGAAGATAAAATAACTCGTATTCGTGAAAAGTCAACAGGAAAGATAATTATAAAAGAATATCCAACTGCTTCAGCACATTCTGGACATTTTAGGGGATTATTAAAAGAACTTGCAATTAAGAAATCTTTTAAACCAGATATTATCTTTATTGACTATTTGAATATATGTGCATCTAGTAGGTTCAAAGGAGCAACTAATGTTAACTCTTATATGTATATTAAGTCAATTGCAGAAGAACTTAGGGGATTGGCAGTTGAGACAAATCTACCGATTATGTCAGCAACACAAACCACTAGATCAGGTTTCGTATCTACGGATATTGGTCTTGAAGACACATCTGAAAGCTTTGGCCTGCCAGCAACAGCTGATCTGATGTTTGCACTCATATCTAACGAAGAATTAGATGAACTTAATCAAATTGCTGTAAAACAACTTAAAAACCGATATAATGATCCTACAATTAATAAGAGATTTATTCTTGGTATAGATAGAGCAAAAATGCGTTTATTTGATGCAAAAGCTTCTGACCAAGATATTATTGATAGTGGCCAGGATGATGATTTTGCACAGCCTGTATTTGATAAGACAAGTTTTGGTGAACAAGATTGGAAAGTTTAGTGCTTGACAAATAGTAAAACTTCTATTATATAAATATAAACATAGAAGTGGGGTTAGTCATTCTACTACTGTCTAAATTTAAGAATGGCAAGGGAAACTCCGATAGACAGCGCAGCCCGTCCAAAATCCCACTTCTTTTTATTTTTGATAAAAATGGAGGTTTTGATGAAAGCAACTGAGGCATATAAACAACTCAATTCTAGAACAGAATATCTATCCCCTGTAGATAAAATTCAAACAATATTATCAGAAGGTAAAGGTGCATCTACTTATTTTGAAGGTGTAATTGCCGCTTGTCATAATTTATCTAATCAAAAAGAAAAAGATTTTAAAAAGAATATTCTTAAAGATCCTACTGTCAAACAATTTCTTAAAGCTGCCGATTCTGGTGGAAAACCTCATTTTGCTACTAACGGTAAAAGTGATGAAGAAAAGTTAGATTTATTGTACAACTTTTCTAAAGTGTGTAAGACTAGATTAGGTTCTGGTTCTTCTGATGCTGGTGCCGGCCAATCTAAAATGAAAGTTTCTATACCTTGGCAAGAAATGACAACAAAAAAATTAGATACGTCAAAAGCAGATATTTCAGTAAATGGCCATCAAACTTCTGTAAAGGGCCCTTCTGCCCAACTAATGTCTGGAGAAAAAAAAGAAACTAAAGCAACTGTATTAGCAGCTTTAGAAATTTCTGGCACTGGAGGAAAATTACGAGATGAGTTACTTGGTCATGTTAATAATTTCGTAGAATCAGAAAGAACAATAGGTGCTGAAATTAATAGTAGAGTATTAAAATCTATGTCTCCAGAAGAAGCTAAAAAAACTGGAAATGAAAAGGCATATGAAGTTGTTCAGAAACAAGAGAAAATGAAAGTTGATATAACAAAAAGTTTTGAATCTGCTTTTAATGATCCAAAACTTGGTAGTGCTTTTGCAAAAGAAGCAATGACAGGTTGGGAAAAATTTGGTGGAAAAGCCTTTCCTAATAAACCAGCAGGAGATTCTAAAGCAGAAGCAACTCATATGCTTGTATGGGATTATAGAATGGATAGAATGAAGTTTCTAAAAATTGATGATTCTTTTATTTCAATGACTGCTAAAAAAATGAGAGTCAGACCAGATTTAAAAAGTAATTCTTATAAAGTAAAAGGTCAAAAATCTGGTTATTCTTTTTATCAAGCATTAAGAGTAAGTGTTGATGTATTATTAAATAAAACTGGTGAACTAGAAACTAATGTAAAAGAACATATAGAATATAATAAAAATCTTCTTACTGAAGGAACTATAACAGAGGTTTCTTTTAAAAAACTAGTTTCCAAAGCTTGGAATTGGTTTAAAGAAAAAATTACACAATTATGGAATTGGTTTTCAGAAAGAGTTAAAAAAATAGTAAATGTTGTTGTAGAAACAATAAACCAAGGAATATATTTTGCTTTACAAACTTTTGAATTAGATGTAGATGTAAAAGTACAAACAGAAATAAAATTATGAAAACATATAAAGAGTTGATAACAGAAGGTATAACAAAACCTGTACCTATTTCTACTGTAGAAAGAGATCTTAATTCAGCTCGGTCTAAGGTAGTAGGTAAGGTTATAAAGCCTGCTGTTTTAGCAAAAGAAATAGAAAAAACAGTCGGTAGAAAATATAGTATTGAAGTTTCTGTTCAATTTGCTCCTTCTCTTGGTAGAGGTGAAATGTCTGCAAATGCTTACTATGATCAGGAAGCAGATTTAGAGGGTGATCGTGCTATTGAGATAGAACTATTAATTAGTGATAAAGATAGAAAGGGTTTGGATATAGGAAATGAAGGGTTTGATGCTTTAATATCAAATCTTGCAAAAGTGATAGTACACGAAATGTTACATAAAGCACAAGCAATGAAAAGAAGTTTTGTAAAACCAAAACGATTTCAAGTAGGTTCTTCCTTAGATCCTAAGATTGCACAAGCACAGGAATATATGGGTAATAGTGATGAAATAGAAGCATATGGACATAACATTGCTGTGGAGTTACTAAAAAGTTTTGGTTCAAGAAAAGATGCCTTGACAGCCCTTAGAAACTTTGTTAGAATATCACCAGATAAATCACCAGATTTGTTTGCATATTTAACAGTTTTTGGAATGGATAAAAATCATCCAGTATTGAAAAAATTAATTAATAAAGTTATTTTGTATTTAAAAAAATTAGACGAAGCAATAACAATACCCATTGAAATAGGTGATACGGTTTTAGGTGGTAAATTTAAAAATAAAAAAACAGAAGTTAAAAAAATAGGTAAAAATGAAAAAGGCGATATTACTATTAATGATAGGCCTCTTTTGAAATTTAGGATAATAAAAGATGTTTAGTTTTAAAGAATTATTAGCAGAAGATAAAGGTGGTAAGAACTTACATCTTGAACATCTAGAAGATGAAATAATCAACTATGGAGTTGAAGGTGGTAGAGCTGCATTAAATTTTCTACGTTCTCTTAGAGATATGCTTGCTGGTGGAAGTCGGTCTAGTGTTAATATGACAGTTAAATGGGATGGTGCTCCAGCAATTTTTGCTGGTATAGACCCTTCTGATGGAAAATTCTTTGTTGCAAAGAAAAGTGTGTTCAACGTCACACCTAAATTATATAAAACTACAGGAGATATTGATGACGATTTATCTGGCACTCTTAATGCAAAATTTAAGATCGCTCTTAAAGAACTTTCAAAATTGGGGATTACAGGAGTCCTTCAAGGGGATCTTATGTTCACTGATGATATTGAAACCCAAACAATTGATGGAGAAAAGTACTATACTTTTCAGCCTAATACTATCGTGTATGCTACACCTGTTTCTAGCAATCTTGGTAGTATTTTAAAGAAGGCAAAAATAGGTGTAGTTTGGCATACAACATACACTGGTAAAGAGTTACAAAGTATGAAAGCATCTTTTGGTGCAAATATATCAAACCTTAAAAAACCATCTACTGTCTGGATGGATGATGCAACTTATAAAGATACTTCTGGTAAATCTACATTTACTTCTGCTGAAACAGATGCAATTACTAAGATATTGTCTCAAGTTGGAAGCACATTTCACAAAATTAATGCACCAAAGTTAAAAAGTTTTCTTGCGTGGCAAAATTCTTTAACTGGAAATTTATCTGGAGTATCACTTAAAACATATAATAATAGTAAGGTACGTGCTGGAGAACCTATTTCCAATCCTTCTGCTCATGCAAAAGGATATGAACAATGGGTAATTGATTCAATTCAAAAACAAATTGATAAAGTTAAGTCTGATGCTGGTAAAAAGAAATACCAGAATATTCAAAAAGAATATGCTCGTGAAGCTAAAAAACATTCAAGAAATTTAGAATTTGTTATTAGATTTCAAAATTTACTGGTTGAAGCAAAGATGCAAATCATCAAAAAACTAAATAGTGTTAAGAGTATTGGAACTTTTGTGCGAACATCTAATGGATTTAAAGTTGTAAATCCAGAAGGTTATGTTGCTATTGATAGAGTGAGTGGTGGTGCTGTTAAACTAGTAGATCGTATGGAGTTCTCGTTTAACAATTTCACAGCTATAAAGGCATGGGATAAATGAAAAAATTTAACGAATTAATAGAAGCCACAGGCAAACCAGCTGTTATTACTTTTGGTAGATTTAATCCACCCACTATTGGACACGAAAAAGTTATTGATGTTTTAGCTAAACATCACTCTAAACATTCTGGTTCTAAAATGTATGTGTATCCTTCACATTCACAAGACCCTAAAAAGAATCCTCTACCCCATACAAAAAAAGTTGCATATATGCGAGCAATGTTTCCCAAATATAAAAGAAACATTGTTGCTGGCAAAGAACGTAATATTTTTGAAGTTGCTAATTCCCTCTATAAAAAAGGACACGATTCTGTAGTAATGGTCGTTGGTTCTGATAGAGTACAGGAATTTGATAAACTTTTAAACACATATAATAATGTTAAAGGTAAACATGGATTTTATAATTTTAATAGTATTTCTATAGTATCTGCTGGAGAACGTGATCCAGATTCAGAAGGTGTTTCTGGTATGTCAGCTTCCAAAATGAGAGCTGCAGCCGCAGATGGTGATAAAAAGTCTTTCATGACAGGCCTTCCTACAACATTTAAAGATGGTGAAAAACTCTATCGTGATATTCGTTCACAAATGGGTATTCGTGAAGAACGTAATATGGGTGATATGACCGATTATGAAACTGTTCGTGATATGTACCTTACAGGTAAGATTTGGAATGCTGGTGATATTATAGAGGCAAAAGGTGTTACTGGTGAAGTAGTTCGTAAAGGTACAAACTACCTTTCATTTGTTGATGAAGAAGGTAAAGTACATAAAGCTTGGTTACATGAAATTACACTTAATGAAAGAGATTATAAAAAGGAATATGCTAACTATCAAGGTAAGCCAGAACAGATTGCAAGACGATCCTCACGAAATAAGGCTCGTAGAATTATGGGAGATAAAGCTAAGGTGGGTATGGATGTAGGTCATAAAGACAACGATCCTATGAATAATGATCCTAAGAATTTACGTAATGAAGATCCATCCAAGAATCGTAGAGAGCCACGATTGAGAGATAAGGAACTTGAAGAAGATTGGGGAGATACTATTCCTTGGTTAAAAAAATTAAAAAATAAAATTTTTGATAAAACTCATAAAAAGAGTTTAGATAATCTTTCATTTGCGTATGCAAAAAAGGCAGCTAAGGAATATGAAAAAGATAAAAGAATGAATCCTATTCATATAGTTCATGATTTAGCTAGAATGTATACTAATGTATCTGATAGAGTTTTACGTGATCATATTAATGGTTTGGTCAAGAAGGGGTTAATACCTCAAGAATTAAAAGCAGAATTTGAACCTTTAGATGAAAAGGGTAAACGTCCAAAATTAAGAGATTTTGATAGATTTAGAGATTCCATAGGAAAAAAGAAGAAACCAATTTTTCAGAAGCAACCAAAAGAAAAGGGTAGAAAGTACGGCAAGAAAAAACGAGTTGTTTCTCCGTTTAAAGAATTTGTAGACCAATTACAGGTAAATGAAAAACTTAGTAAAGATGCTACTGCTGGTGATTATATAGATGATTTTGAGAAATCAGATGCACCACAGTTTAAGGGTAAATCAAAGGATAAACGGAAGAAGATGGCTATTGCAGCTTTCTACGCTAATAAGAAATAGTTATAAATAATAACAAAGAAAGGTTAAAAAATGACCATATATACAAAAACAATGTCAGAAGCATACCAAGAAGTAAACTTGCAAAAAGAAAAGAAATATATTCTTACGCCAGGAGGCTTCCCCCTTCTTTTAGAGGATAATATGGATTTAATGAAAAAAGCTGCTGGTGGTGCTATGCAGACGATTAAATTTAAAGATGGTAAACTGAAAGTAGATTCGTTTACTGCTTCTGCTATCATGGCTGTTTACAAAGCAGTTAATCCCAAGAATAAAAAATCTATTGAACAGATGGTCAATACTGGAACTAAAGCTCAGATGATGAAATTACAATCTCTTGCAATGAAACAAATCAAGTCTGGTGATGAATTAGAACATGATGGAGAAGAACTTGATGAAGGATATTCCAAAAAAGAAATTAAGATGGCTATTGGAATTGCATCTGACCCAAGATATAAACAAGGAAATTATTCTGGTGCAGTAAAAGCGATTGAGAAAATTAAGAAAGGTTTATCACAAGAAAAACAAGTTGCAGCTGTTCTGAAAAAACAAAACGAAGAAGTTGAACTTGATGAAGAAGTAAGTGTAAAAGATTTTGATGCTTTAAAGAAGGGTGATACCATTACTGTTGAATATAAATCTGCTATGTCATCTGGTAAAGGAACATTTACTGTAACAGCTAAAAATAAAGTTGCCAAGGGTAAAGTAGAAAAAGTTACATTGAAAAGTGTTAAAAATCCTGGCGGTGTAAAACATTTTCTGTATAAGAGAGATGATAAGGTAAGTTTTGCTCAAGGTGATATGGGAGCATCTGTAGTAGGTTTCAAAAAAGAAGAAGTTGAACTTGAAGAAGGTAGGATGAAAGAACTTCAAGGTTATATTGATGATAAGAAATCTCCAGAATGGATCTCAAAGAAAATGAAAATAGATGTTAAAACTATTAAATCACTTATGGGAGAGGATATAACTGTTACAGGAGCCACTAAAGGTGGAGAGATTACAGAAAAAGATATAAAATATGTGGAAAAGGAATTGCATCGTCTAGGAATAACGGATGCAAGGGTATCTCAAAATGAGATGGATTTTTCTAAAATCAATATAGAAACAAAACGTAGTGATAAAGACGTTAAGAAAGCTTTTGACCGTTCAAAAATGACTGTTACTTATGTTGATGAAAAACGAGATATAGACCCTGCTGATATAGATCATGATGCTACGGATGATGATGTTAAGTCTGCTGATAAGAATATCATTATGCAAATGAGAAAAGTTGTTTCTCTAAGAGGTAACTTTAAAGTAGAATTTCGTGATGGAAAGAAACAGAAAATTGATCCAAAGATTGCAATGGCTGTTCAAGATAAGTTTCAAAAGTTAAGAAAACCAGATGATAAAGAAAAGTTTATGAAAAAGGCAGCTGCTTCTTATAAAGAAATGTTATCTGCATTAAAAGAAAGTCTTGAAGAAGAGCAGAAACAGAGAATGGGTGCTGATGGTATTCCTTGCCGAAAAACTTGTTGGACACAAGGTGGTAAGAAACCAAAAGGTATAAAAGAAGGAACATGGGCTCTACCAGACACACCAAAACTAAAGGCTGGTCTTAAAAAGTTAATGCAAAAACCAATTCCACTTGGTAAGGATGGTGATTCTGCTACAGATGCAATTGGTAAATACATTGGTGACGATGGTTTATATGATGCATTGTATGATGCTGGTAAAAAGGATGGGCCAAAAGCTGATGCTCGTCCAGTTATTCGTGGGTGGATGGATAGAGAATTTGTAGATTCTTGGAAAAAATATAGAATAGAATCAAGAACAATTTTGGATAGAATTGATAACAAAATACAGGCAAGGAAAAATGGGTAAAAAATACCTTGAAACTAAAAAGGGTTCTATAGAAGAACAAGTATCGTTACTGGAGTATTATGATCCACAGTATGAAGGTATGACGGTAGCAGAAGTTGCAGCTCTTGATGAGGATGCCTTAGGTGTTAATATTGCCCAAGGATTAATGAAACACGCTAAAAAGGGTGGTTTTAAAATTGGTGGCAAAGCTTGGAATAGTTCTGCAATGCTTGGTATCAGAAAGAAAATAGGAACATCAGCATCAAAAGCACGAGCAGTTAAAACAGATTTAGAAAAACAAAAAACTAAAACTAAAGCACAGGCAGCTGCAAATGCAGATAAGGCAGAATTAGATGCACGTAAAAAAGCAAAAAAAGATGGAAAATCACCAGAAGAAATTGATGCAGCTGGAGCAGATGGTAGAAAAGAACACGATAAAGAAATAAAAAAGACTTTATCTAAAGGTAAAGATAAAGATGATAAAGAAACCGATACTAAAGAACCAGAAGATAAAGATAAAGGAAGTGATGACACTGCTGCTCAGGCTACTAGTACAGATGCTGATGCATCAAAGTCTGACCAAGATAAAGAAACTGGTGATTCAGAAGGTGGAACTGCTCATACCAGTGGTGACACAGGTGCAGCTGCTTTAGGTAGTAAAGAGAAAGAAAATCCATTAGCTGGTGATGGAGATAAAGAAAAAACTGCTACACCAGAACCAGAAAAGAGTGGTTCTGAAAAACCAAAAGAGCCTGAGAAAACAGGTGATAAACAACCAGAACCAACTAAACCAAAAGGCAAACATGGTGGTTCACGAAAAGGTTCTGGTAGAAAAGGTGGAGGAAAAAATCAGCCTAAGCCTGGTTCTCCAGCTAAACCAGATAAACCAACACCACCAAAACCAAAGACTGAGGGAGTACTAAAAATGACTAGTCAAAGAATGCCTGATATGAGAGAAGCTCTCAAACAGGTTAGAGAAACAGAAACGAAAACACATATCGTGGAAGTTCATGAAATCGGTACAGATGAGTATCGTGAATATACTGAAAAGGTAACGCCTGGACAGAAAACAGAAAAACTTTCTGCAAAACAAAAGAAAATTGATGTAGATGGTGATGGAGAGATTGAAGGTTCTGACCTTGCAAAACTACGCAAGAAGAAAACTGAATCTCAAAAATCTTCTGTTCGTGAAATGTGGGCTCAAGCTTATAAAGAAGTTCTAGAGCATAAAGGTAATAAACCACACAAACATCCACACGAACCTGTAGAAGAAGATGATGAACTTGATGAAGGATATATTGAACTAACATTTAAAGATAAACAAACTGCTGAACAGGCATATAACTATATCAACAATGAGATTTGGGCTGGTGGTAATCCTCCTTATGATGATATTGCTCAAGAAGGAAATGAAATTCAGATTGATACGGATGGTAATTTAAATCGCCGTAATCAGATGCTTAAAGATTTAAAAGCTTTACCAAGAAATATGAAATTTAAGGTTTCTGCTAATGAAGAAACTGAAAAAGATGAAAAAGAGGATAAAAAATTAACTATGACAGGTAAGAAAAAAGATTCTGTTGAAATTAATCCTAACATCAAAATGGAAAAGAAAAAACAAAAAAATTGGTAATTAAATGAAATCTTTTAGTTTGTTTGTAGAAGCTCCCTCTGGTCTGCCTGACATTTATTGTGATATGGATCAGGTACTTGTTGCATTATTAAAAGGTGCAGACAAGGTTGTATCTGGCGGCTCATTTATTCATGCTGATAAAGAAGAAAGATGGAAGGCCATTAATCAAACTAAAAACTTTTGGGCTAATTTGGATTGGATGCCAAATGCAAAAAGGTTATATGATTTCATTATACGTTATGAACCACATATTTTATCTGCTTATACTACTAAAGATCCAAATTCTAAAACAGGTAAGATGAAATGGTTAAAAAAGCATACGAAGTTTAAAAGATCAAAAATACATTTAGTATTACGTTCTCAAAAACAAGCGTATGCAAAAAATAGAGATGGTCAACCTAATGTTTTAATTGATGATCATCAAAAAAATATTATGGAATGGGAAGCAAAAGGTGGAATTGGTATACATCATACCAATGTCGGTAAATCTATTGCAAAATTAAAAAAGTTAGGTTTCAAATAATAATAAATAGAAAGAAACATTCTTTAATTAAAGGAGAGAAAATATGTCCTCATGGTCAATGTCTGATGGAACTACACTGACTCAGAATATTACCACAAACGGAACGACAGCATTGACTGCTGCTGGTGCATTGTTTACCACAGCAGGAAATTCAAGAGAAATTGATATTGGGGATGTTGTCGTAACAAATGGTGGAGAAAGTGTTAGAGTTCTTAGAATAACAAATTCAACAACTGCTGTATTAACGGTAGCCGCAGCTGGATCGGAATCTGGTGTTGCTGGAACGGTTAGGAAACCCCCTACGAATGGTATGGTTGATTTGCCTGATTCAGAAGTTTATGGTATTGCTGTTGGTGAAGCAAAAGCTGGTGTAGATAACATCACTTCTATTGCTGTAAATTTTGCTGGTTCTGGTTATAAAGGTTCAGCTCCAGCTGTAACTGTTCCAGTGCCAACTGTTCATACAATTGCAATGGCTAATGTAACTCATGCATCTGATTCAATTACGATTACTAATCATAAAATGAGAACTGGTACAGAATTAAAATATCAAGACGGTGGTGGTGCTGTAATTACCAATCTTGTTGATAATACCTCTTATTTTGTAATCAGAATTGATGAAGATACTATTAAACTTGCAGCTAATTTGGCTCATGCAAATGCTGGTACAGTGAAAGCTATAGCTGGAACTGGTAACAATGCACAGACCCTTGAAGGTATTCAAGGTGTTGCAGCTGCAACAATTTCTGGTGGTATTATCACTGCTGTAACCGTATCCAATGTTGGTTCTGATTATCAAACTGTTCCTGCTATTACGATCGCAGCTCCTGCTGAACAAACATTTAATGCAGCTTCTGCTGTTACTGGTGCCGCTATAGCGATTACAGCTCATCCTTATCTTACAGGTGATAAAGTCACTTATTCTGATAAAGGTGGTACTAAGATTGCAGAACTTACTGATGGTGGAACTTACTATACAGTCAAAGTTGATGCAAATACAGTAAATCTTGCAACTACTGAAGCAAATGCTGTTGCTGGAACTGTTCTTACATTAACTGATGGCCCTTCTGAAAATCATAGTTTAACTGGTGAAACTGCAACAGCTGTTGCTAATCTTGGTTTGGGTGACAGTGGAAATGTAACCTCTTCTGAAATTGCTCACGTTGGTTGGGTTAAGAGAACTGTAGGTACAGGAGGCCGTGCTGGTCGTGTACATTACGAAACTCTTGTTGCTGCTTCCAGTATTAGTGGTGATCACGAAGATATTGCAACACCAGAAGACGCCTAAAAACTAATATAAATATAATTAATATATACTACTATTTGAGGTGATAAGTATGTCTTTAGACAAAGAAATTATTGAAGAACGAAAACAACAACTAGTGGATGATTTTAAAAATTGTCAAGAAAAAGTTATTCAACTAGAAAAAGCTTTGGAAGAAAACCGTAATTTAATTCATGCATTGAGTGGAGCAATTCAACAATGTGATGATTTTCTTACAAAGATTGGTGTCGGTAATAATGCCGACAGTAGCATCCCCTCCAAAAAGGAAGAGGGTTTAAAAAAGGAGAAAATAAATGGCTGATAAGAAAATTACAGCTTTAACGGACTTAGGTACAGCGATTGCTGATGCAGATTTGCTTCACGTTATTGATGATCCAGCAGGAACACCAGTTAACAAGAAAGTTTCTGTAGCTAATTTCATGAACAATATGCCTACTTGGTTGGCATTTGATTCAACACCACAAGCTTTGAGTGGTGCTGGAGCAATTAATTTGACCACTGCTGTTACAGCTTGGACTACTACTGGTGCTCAGGCAGGAAGTTTGGCTGACGGAGCTCAAGGACAAATTAAAATTATCTCTCTGGTTGCTGATGGTGGAGATGGTACTCTTACCCCAACAACTAGAAATGGTTATGCAACTATCACTTTTGCTGATGCAGGCGATACCGTCACTCTTATGTGGATGACTCAAGGTTGGACTGTTATTGGTCAAGGTGGACTAGCTGGCGGGCCTACTGTTGCCTAATAGTTGAAACTATATAATGGGGAGCAGACGAGAGTTGACTGACTTGCTCCCCATTTTTTAGGAGTTTAAAAATGGCTAGAGATAGCGGTATTAAAGTTGGTGCTGGCGGACGTAGTATGTTACAAGAAATTGTAGAAGAGCCTAAACCAGAACCAAAAAAGAAAAAAGAAACAAAAAAGGCTCAAGTTTTAGAAGAACGAGTGTATTCTGAGTCTGGAGATGACAAATGAAAAATTTCAAAAGTTTTTTGAAAGAGCATCCTAGTTGGGATCATCCAGAAAATCCAGTTGGAAAGGATATTACCGATCCAGTGATTGTTGCTAAAATCAATGCATTAATGAGTGCTTGTACTGATGGTATTCATAAAGACATTGGTGAAGGTGCTGTAAGACAAATACGGTCATCATTAGCTAAAATGGGTTTGACTTTTGGAGAAGTTTCTCCAATGCTAGGAGAAGATGGTAAACAAATTTTACCTCTAACTCTTTATGGAGGTCGTTTCGGAAAAGATACGGACACTCCACATGATCAGTTTATGGAAGATGATGGTTTATCAAATAAGGTAGAAGGTGGTTTAAATCTTTGTTTATATTATGGTACTGATGATACAAATACCTTTAGTATGTCAGCCGAGATTAAATCTGGCAGCTAATGTATGAAAAAATAACTAATGCAAACGTAATGATGTTTGCTGTGAGGCACTACGATAATCCTCAATGTGAGGGTGAAAAAGAGTTTCACGATGATATGAAGAGGTTTAAATATATTAAACGTCTTTTAAGAAAATATAATGACCAAGGTATCTTAAAAGAACGATTAATTTTAAACCATATAATAATTCTTAATAATGTTTTCGGCCCAGATGCTTGTGCCACACTTTTGTTATTTAAAATACAAAAAGAATACTGGAGTGTATTAAAATCTTTTTTGTTATATCTAAATATTTTAAGAGAGGATGAATTAATTGAAATAGAAACTAACGAAGAAGTATTCAAAGTATTAAGGAAACTGTAATGGGAAGAGCGATAGATTTATTTGTAACATACAGATTTATAAAATTATTGGTCACACCTTTTGAAAAGACCGAAGCCTATAAATTAGGTATTATTGATAAGAATGGAGCTAGGATTTTACCACCACCAGTACGAGGGGTGAAACAAACAAAACCAGCTCCGTTAATGACTTCTGCTGAAAAAAACGCATATACAATTCTTCACAAACTCGTATTCAATATCAAAAAAATATTTGGAAAAGTGCCTGGACTTAGAACTAAGTTGGGTACATATGCAGCCGCATTATTTCTTCTCAAGGATACATTTAAGGAATCAGTAGATGATCCAGATGTATTTGAAAAAGAGTTTATGAAGTATCTCAAAGAACAAGGTTATGAAATAGATAATACTTTTTCTGAAAGTGTTATCGGTTTTGGAGAAGTTCTTCCTAAAGGAGAATATACATTAGTTAATGATATTCTAAATAAAGAAGAAGAAGAATTAAGATCAAAAAAAGGAGACAAGGTTATAGCTTACGAAGATGAAGCACCTGTAGATACAGTTTTGGGTGTAGATATTTTCCCTGTTATCCATGTTAAATCACAAGAAAAAATTTACGTAAGTTTGGAGGATTTAGATGAAGCTTAAATGGAAAAGTGTTTCACCTCATAGTGGAGAAGAGATTGAAGAAGATGCACCAACAAATGCTGTTGCTCAAGGTGCTGTTGATATGAATCCTAATGGTGGCCCAAAAAAGAAAAAAGACTACGATGGTAGAACAAAATCATATAGAGAACATCGTAAAAAACTTGAAGCATCTAGAGTTGCTAGAGTTAAAAAAATTGAATCTCAAAGAAAGAGTAAATTCATAGAAAGTGTAAAAAATAGTTTATTAGAAAAATATGATATTTACCATAAAGATTATTCTTCTGCTGTTCAACACGCTTTATCTCAAGTTAAGAAACAGGGTTATGAAGTAGATCAAGATGATTTCCATAACAAAGTTACTACTGGGCCCAAGAAACCTTCTTCTGGTAAAACTAACTCTTTTAGTATCATGTTAACCAAAGCTGGTAAGCCTCAAAGAAAGGCCTTACAAATGCAGATTTACAATACAGGTAAATCTTATGAGTTGAATATGTATATTCAATGATTGACTATATATTATATAGTTTTATGGTTAAATACATAGACATAGTAACAATGGGGATTATATGCTAAAAGTTTATATACTTATAGTTGTTGTTGGACTTGTAGGTGGTGTTGTCTATGGTGGATGGTACTACTACAAGGATACACAAGCACGTATTCAGACGTTGACAGAGAATAGTGCAAAACTTGAACAAGCTGCAGAATTACAGAATAACACAATTGCAACACTTGAAGCTGATGCAAAGAAATTTGCTAAACTAAATAATCAACTGCAAACAAAACTAGAAAAAGCAAATGAATATAAAAATAACTTAATAGATAGATTAAGAAAACATGACCTTGCAAAATTAAGTCAACAAAAGCCAGGTCTAGTGGAAAAGAAGATAAACAATGGTACTCAAAGATTATTGGAAGAGTTTGAGTCTATTACTGCTGTGCCTGATATTAAGTAGTTGTAGTTCTTGGCCAGAACTAAAACAAATTGAAGTTAAAACAGTAGAAGTAGAACGAAATATACCCATACAGAATCGTCCAAGACAATTGGATATGAGTTCTATTAAATGGTATGTGGTAACTCCAGAGAATTTTGAGGACTTTAAAAAAAGGTTTACTGATGAAAACGGAGATTTGGTTGGATATGTGTTAAGTGTGAGAGACTATGAAACTCTTGCATTAAATATGGCAGAAATTAAAAGGTATATAGAACAACAAAAAGAAATTATTATATATTATGAAGAAGCTGTAAAACCAAGAAAAAAAGAAGAGGAAGAAAAATAATGGGAAAATTTAATGGAAAAATTACTGCTGAATTTACACCACCTAGAACTTGGGTTTTAGATAAAGCTTTATCTTTTGAAAGTGATGAATTAAATGATGCTGATATACAAGTACTTAAAATTATTGGAGTAAATATTACTGATACTGGTAAGGGTAAAGGTAAAATTACTTGTAAAAAAGGTATGAAAACAGATTTAGCTTCTACACCACGAGCTGTATGGGGGTTAATTGCTCCTTGGGATGTTGCTCGTGCAGCTATTATACACGATCACCTGTATGCAGCTTTACGAACTTATTACCATACAGGATCTCCATTTGACAAAAGTTTGTGGAAAGAAGGAAGAAGGTTAGCAGATTTTATTTTTCTATTAGGAATGGAATCAGCTGAACCATCTGTTCCTAAATGGAAGATATATCCAGCATATTGGGCTGTTCGTGCGTTTGGGAGATGGCCTGCTTCGGCTAATGTATAGATGGCTGAATGGTTTTATTATAACTATAATAAATGTCAAAATTGCGGCCATGAATCTCATTGTGGTGTTCCTTTAATGAAAGATATTAATAATGATTGGGATAAACGTCTTGGTCAAATAGAAGTTTGTAAACACTGTAGATGCTATAATTGCTCTACTAAAACAGATTGGGGATAAAAATGGCTTGTACTAACGAAGAATGTAAAAATCCAGATTGCACTTGTGACCCTTGTGAATGTACTGAAAAAAATCAGTGTGTATGTTGTAAATAATGTGGTTTTGGGCAATATCTGCAATAGCAGGAAGTATTTTAGGAAGCGCAACCGATAGTTGGTTTTCACAAACCAAACTAGGTATGTGGTTCTATAAGAAGATTGACGATGTTTCAACATGGGCTTCTAAGAAACTGGGTTTGAAGGTATTACAAGATGAAGAAAATTGGAAGAAAAAATATCCTAATGTAAGTCGGAAAATTGAAGAATTAGAAGCAAGATTAAAGAAACTAGAAGGAGAAACAGATGATAAGTAATTGGATATCTGGACGGATCAAAGAAGCATCCAGCCATCAAGGAGCAATCGTTGCAGCTGCAGCTATTGCTGTTATTTGGTTTGCTATTCCCCTAACAAAAGTAATTATTTGGGGAGCCCTTGCTTGGGGAATTTGGTCTATGTTAAGAAAAGAAGACCCTAAAGGGAACTAAAATGTCAGAGTTGGAAACAGAGGTTAAATTACTCAAAAGAGATATTGAGGATACTAAAGCTATACATGGTAGACTTGATGTAGCTATTGATAAATTAACTGATGTTTCCAATTCTATTCATCGTATGCTCGCTGTCCATGAAGAAAAACTCGCAAGACAAGAAGAAGCAAGTATAGACCTAGAAAAACAAATAGAAACTCGTAGAACAGAATTACTTAATAAGATAGATGATTTACATTCAAGAATTACTACTAACACTAAAGATATTATGGTTTCTGCAAGAGAACAACATGAATTACAAAATAAAGAAATACAAAAATTGAGAGATGATGTTAGTGCAAGAGTGGGTGTTTTAGAGAAATGGAGACACGTACTTATTGGTGGATCAATAGTAATTGGATTTTTATTACATAAATTTATGGAGTTCTCTTGACAAATTGATTTAAATAGGTTATATTATGTACTATGCAATCTTATATTGATGTAAAATTTGTGAATCTCATATCACCCTATCTCCAACAATTTAAGAAGAAGGGTGATTTTTTATGGAATTTTCGTTGTCCTTATTGTGGTGATTCTAAGAAGAATCGTACCAAGGCTAGAGGATTCGTATTTCGTAAGAAGAATGATCTTTTTTATAAATGTCATAATTGTGGAGTCGGTGCTACCCTTGGTAATCTTATTAAAGAGGTAGACTCTAAAACTTATGATGACTATATATTAGAACGATATAAAAGTGGCAGTCAAAACAACACGCCCAAACCAGAGTTTAAATTTGATGTTCCAATCTTTCGTAAAAAGGGTATTCTCAAAGACCTCAAATCATTCACAGATTTACCAGAAGAACACCCTGCCAGAAAAATTGTTGAAGAACGTCTTATACCAAAAGAACATTGGGGCGATTTGTACCTTTGTGATCTATTCTATAAATTCACAAATACATTAATACCAAACAAGTTTCCTTCCTTGGATGGAGATCACCCAAGGTTGTTGATACCGTTTAGAGATGAAAAAGGAGAGATATTTGCATATCAAGGAAGGGCATTTGGAAAAGAACAACCAAAATATTTAACCATTAAACTTGAAGAAAGAGATAAGATTTTTGGTTTAAATAGGGTTGATAAAAGTAAACACGTTTATGTGGTTGAAGGGCCCATAGACAGTTTATTCTTAGATAATTGTATTGCAATTGCTGGAGCAGATGTTCCTAATTTAGATTGTGACTTTACAGTTGTCTTTGATAATGAACCTAGAAATAGAGAATTATTAAAACAGATTAAAAAGACTATAGATAAAGGACATAAAATTTGTTTATGGCCTAAAACTATAAAATATAAAGATATTAACGATATGGTTATCGCTGGTTATAATAAAGAAGAAATAAAAGAAATAATAAACGATAACTCATTTAGTGGTGCAACGGCACAACTTAAATTTACCGAATGGAGAAGAATAAATGCCTAACAACTATTTACCAACATCTTATCAAGAATTTATACATCTATCTAGATATTCTAGATGGTTGCCTGATAAAAATCGTAGAGAAACGTGGGATGAAACGGTATCTAGATATTTTGATTTCTTTAAAGAACACTTAAAAGAAATGCATAATTTTAATTTAAGTGATAATCTAAGAAAAGAGTTAGAAGAAGCTGTACTTGATTTAAAAGTAATGCCATCAATGCGTTGTCTTATGACCGCTGGTGAAGCATTAAAACGTGAGAATATTGCTGGATATAACTGTTCTTATGTTGCAGTAAATCGTGTTCATGCATTTGATGAAATTTTGTATGTTCTTATGAATGGAACTGGTGTAGGATTTAGTGTAGAACGTCAGCACGTTGGTCAATTACCTATTATTGCAGATGAATTTCATCATACCGAAACTACTATCACTGTTGCAGATTC